AATGACTTCCTGCAGCAACTGATCCACTCAGTCGACGCCGCCATGCCCAAGCGTTCTCGAGGCGCAGGATCGTACCAGTACGGAGAATGAGAGGGGGTTTGACATAGGTTCACGGGATTGATATGATATTCCCATGATCAATCGCGAAAGGGGAATGAAATGACTCTCATCAATACCTCGGTGATCCAGTATCTCGTCGAAGATGTGAAGCAAGGAGAGGAACTGGAACAGATTCACCGTTGCTCGGAATGCGATGGTGAGTGGGGATCGTATCTCGAGGTGACGCCAGATCACCTGGTCATCCTCGGTGAGGGCCCGGACAGGCCATGGACGATCGCAGTCGGATGCGAAGGATACTACCAGCTCGGTGGGAGGTTTGAGTAATGGCTAAGAAGTTCAAGATCCGTTGGGATCGCATCGTTGGAGGGATCGTGATGGGGGCGATCCTCGGAATCATGCTGGTGTGGAGCATGGATATCGGAGCCGGGATCGGTCCGGACGGCAAATGGTACCCGGAGTGCCAGACGGAAGACAGCAACAACTGCCACTGGGACGGTGGGGCGAACGGGCTGGGGAAGACGTTCTTCGTCATCGACGACATCATCTACTACGAGTAAGGAAGAGAAATGGTTAACACATCACAGAGCAACTACTTGGCCCAGCTTGTCATCGACAACACGGGTGATCCGGAGCAGGAAAAGGAGCACGTGGACATGATCGCTTCGGTCATCGGGAATCTTGCGCAGTATCTCGCGGACTTCGGGAGTTAATCTCCCCAGGGTTTGACATCGGTTGACTGGGTTTGATAAAATGAATTATCGCAATCGCGATGCAGGAATCGAAAGGAACGATCCCATGACTACCCTACCGACGCCCGAAGACGCTCCCAAGGCCTACACCTCCTACGATCGATCACTCGCTCGTGACTACATCCGCTCTCTCACGACGCGGCCCTACGAACAGACTCACCCCTACCGACCGGACGACATCTACGATCTCGGACAGGAAATGCTTCGTGATCTGCTCTGCCGCGACGAAGACGAGACCGAGCCGCTCGACACCACCTACTATCTCGAGGAATACATCGACCAACCCGAAATTCACAAACGAGTCGATCTCATCGCCGGCCATCTGACCCACGCCTACAAAGTCCTCTGCGCCGACCCTTACTCTCGCGACTTGATTTCGACACTCTGCCTCGAAAACTCGGTCTGCCCGGTACACCACGACGATTACGCCTCATGCTTCGATGACGATCCCGAGGAATGCCGCGTCATCCGCCAGTACTTTCCCGGACACGACACCTGAACACTCACCCACACAACAAGGAGGACTGACCAATGACTAACTACGATCTCGACAACGCCCCTGCCGACAGCTTCATGGGACACGAACGTGACCTGGCCGACGCTCTGACCGATGACGCCATGGACTACATCGAAGTTGCCATGGAGTACGATCCGACCGAAGATGACATGAGCATCTTCTATCTCTACACCCTGCTGATGATGAACATGCCGGCCGCACTCGCGCTGACCGACATGGACCCTGCCGAGGAGGACCTGGTCGAACTCATCACAAACCTCCAGGACGACGCCAACGACAGCTCCGGGGATTACTTCAAGGAACGCATCCACCAGCGCCTGGCCGCTCGGAAGACCCTCCGTCGTCTGACGGACAACTTCGCACGACGTATCGAGGAGAACTGACCATGTCCATCACCCGCATCTCACTCACCTTCGAGACCTACGCCACCTGGTTCATCTCATCTGAGATCGCCAGTGCATCCAACTTTCCCAATGCCTTCCGAGACACCGTTGAAGCCTTCACCGAGGCTGACTACTATGGACCCACCGATGACATCTTTTGGACTCACCTCGCTGAAGATCTGATCGGCGACTCACAGGACGATGTGGTGGCTAACGCCGAAGCCCTGATCCTGCTCACGGACCGAGCTGACGAACTGACCGATGACCAGATCAACAACATCATCGATCCCCGAACTGGGCTCACCAAGCTCGAACAGGAGCTCACCGACTATCTCGAGGATGACCGACTCGTTGACCTCCTCGCCAGGGCCTACCGCCACCAGTGGGACTTCTACAACGAGGTCATGAAGAACATGGAAGCACAGCGCTCGCAGCAATAGACGCACAGGCTGGCTCGGGTACGCACGCCACGCGTACTCGAGTTCCAGTGTGTTTGGGAGAGTTCAAATTATTCCGTTCCAGAGTTTCTCTTGGTTCCGTCGAGAACTCCGCCATTCTCCGTAGACGGGAGAGACGGGAGAGACGGGACGGCTGGGAATAGGTTCTCGACAGAAAACGGGGAATAGGGAGATCACGGTTTATAACAATGTCAACGGGAAGCCTTGACCTTTGGTTCTACGATGGTATGATTGATCGAAGATCAAATCTGAACTTCGAAACACCGAAGGAGATGAAGAAATGACCAACAACACCCACACTCCCACCCACAAGCCCTTCCAGGTATCCTGCCGCAACAAGGACTACTACGCACACTTCGCCACTCTGGAGTTGGCACAGAGGGACATGGAGTACGAGTTCAAGAAGACGGGGAATCGGGAACGCTACGTCATCGAGAACCTCGACACGGGGAAGGTCTTGGATGACTCCATCCTTCGGAGCTACAAGGATTCGTTCCCACTGGCTCAGCCGGATGACGCTCACTGGACGGATCGGACGATCAAGGAAGGTCACGTCGGAGCCTGCAAGATTTGGGGCCACGAGGACCGCATGGGAATCTGCAAGCGCTGCGGTGAAGTGAAGAAGTAAGGGAGGACCGGGACATGGCTATCGAGATGACTTGTTCGGAATGTGGGTTCAGCTGCACAGACGACATGGCACTGATGCAGAATCACTCGTGCCAGATCCAACAGCAAGGTGGGGTTTGCGAAGACTTCCCATGCTGCGGTCACGAAAGAGGAGACTGCAACGGACAGAAGTACGGGTCCGATGAGAAGATCAAGCAGGACGTCTACAGAGCAATGCACGATCCGGATTTCGCGTACATGCTGGAACGGCAGATGGAGTATGACGAGATGTACGGGTAACTGAAGGACCCACAAGGAGCCTCGAGGAAACTCGGGGTTTCTTTGTGTCTGCCCACGGAATCGAGAGACAGCGCTCGCAGAATGCAGGTGTGGACGGAACGGACTGGCTGGAAGCTGAGGAATAAGATCGCAGATCGATCCCTAATCGCCTGACATATCGAATCGATCGATGATGCATGCTCGATCATTGGGGAATCAGGGACATGATTCTATGACTCCCTGGAGCATTCTCTGATCATGCATCGATCGCGCATCGCAAAAGGAATTCGCGGAGTCGGAGATCGGCTGGGCAGCGGCGGACCGCCCTAGTTCCAGCGGACTTTGCGGAGTGAAAATTATTCCGTTCTCTGTGTTCCGGCAAGCGCTTTCCGGCGCTCTCCCCTCTTCGGAAGAATGTTCGAATGGAAAGCGCTTTCCGAGAGTCCACTTTCGAACACTTCTTCCCCAGTGAATATATATCCGTCGGGGGGTTGCCCCGAAACGCGCATGCACTCCCCCGGGCATAGGGGGCGATCTGAGGGGGTTTGATAGCAGGGGCAATAGCAAGCATGCGGGGCGTCCCCCCTCTCTAGGAAACCGCTTTCCCATGATTGGGTCGCGGAAAGCGCTTCCCCGTATTCTCCGCATTCTCTCCGAATTCCGCGCATTCCGCACTTTCCCCGTATACGCCATATACTCCCCGCGCGGGACTATATTCATATGAATATAAAAAATGATAAAAGAATATCCCGCCCAATTCAATGGGCGGGATATCCTATTCGGTCATTCAGTCATCGCTGAATTGTGCGACCGTTGCGCTTTTCGCCGTGTGCGAATTGATCAGCGCGCGGAGCTTTTCGATATCGCTTTCAGCGACAATCCATCGGCCCCCACGTCCCGGCTGATTTTCCTTTTCGGAATTGGCGCGAAGAACCTTTCGAATTGTCTTCGCAGGGACTTCGATTCGATCAGCGACTTCCTGAATCGAAAGGTTCTTTGCGTTTGCATTCGATGCGGCCATTGTTTCATCCCCTTGATTTTCGATTTCGTTCAATCGGTTGATCGAACGCTTTTAGTCTATCGGACAATGGGGACAATCGGGACAATCAAGACATATATTTGATAACGGTTTGATAACGAATATATGTTCGAACCCCTCCCCTAAAATTCAATTCAAATATTCGAAGGGGCCTTCGAGACCGTACTTCGTGCTGACTGTGCTCTCTCCTGAAAAACGTCTACCCACGTATGCTCCTTCATCGTCAATAAGGTCGTCGAGGTATCCCCGACATTGCGATGAGCAAACCGAGTCGATATGATAGAGGCATGGCAATCCTGAAACCTGACAGCCCCGAACGAACCGCTGAGATTCTGAGAGCTATGGGTCTGAGCGTCGATCATTACCTCGCCACTCACTCGGCACTCACCGATTGGTCGCTTGAGCAGTCAGGCCCAGAAGCCCCGCTCCTGACCGTCGAACTCAAAATCCCCCTCTCAATCGCCACCGCACAAAGGATTATCAATGCCTGACCAGAACCCCACCCAGAACCCCGCCCCCATCCAGAACCTGGACGCCAAGGGCCGCCCGATCTTCGGCCGCTACGAGAAGATCAAGGTGAAGTTCGCCGGCAAAGGCCACTTCCAGGTCGACACCCAAGGATACCCTCAGGAGCACGAGGCCGAGGTCGAAGACTACTGGGATTCCTTGACCGGAGGGTCATGGATGTTCGCCGAGGGCAATCCCGCCTGCCTGATCTACGGGCTTCGAAGCGGCCTCAATGGTCTGCCCACCGATGACAACGTGCTGTACGTGAAGATCGGCGCCTTTGGACACCTGGTGCATCTCTCAGAGGTGATCGCCGAGTGAACCCGCTGCCCACACCCCTGACGGTGCCGGTTTACTGGGAAGTCGCCCGGTACTATTCGCTCGAGACCGTGATCGGACTCAACGAGCACTACATCGATCACTCTGGGCATATCTCGGACTTGTATAGAGATGGTGGCAAGCGAGTAAGTCGGAGAAGGCTTACTGAGACCTGGCAAGCGCGCGGATACCCACTGCCGCACCCCAACTCTCGGCCTCTGGTAGTAAGAGCGCCGGAGCTGGACACTGAGGGCTTCAAGGTGGGCCCTGGTCGGATCATGGAGGTACACTGGCCGGATCACTGGGCGCCGGATGGCTCGACCCCATACCGGCCGGTAGAGGTGCTCACAGAGCCTGAGTCTACCAGCGAGGAGGCTGACAGGGTCAGTGAGAGCAAGGCTCAAGCAGCACATCCTACGTCTATCGAGGGAGAGAAATGAGCGAGGAGTTTCGGGAGGTCGTTGTACTTACGGAGGGCGACCCGGTCGTAGTCAGAGTGCCTTACATGAGGGCCAGGCGAGGCACATTCATGGGACTGTCAAGTAGGGGTGACGCTCGTGTGATGTTCGATGGCGTTAAGGAGTTGAAGTACTACTCACTGAATTACGTAAAAGCGGCAACGGAGGAAGAAATGACTGATTGGCACGAGGGCTGGAGGCCTGGGAAAGTGATACCCGATGGTGTGGAGACACCGACTCCGCCGAGCACAACTGGATACTGGTTCGAGCTTTCGGACGTGATGATGGTCGAGGAGACCGAGCGGCAGCTGTACAATGGCGAACCGATCACTGCTTCGATTGAGTGGACGGCGTCGATTGTTGCGCGGCTCAGATATGGGGGCAGTATAACCCACGGCGGCCCCTCGCCAAAGTCTTCACTGGTGGAGATGGCGAGGACCGGGCCCACAGCTGAGGCGGCGCTGAATGAGCTCCGTCTGGCGATCGAGCATCAGGGCTGGAAGCTCCGATGACACACTTCAGCGAGAACCCCGGCATGGTCAGGGTCGATTACTTCAAGCCGAGCGGCAAGTGGTATATGACTGAGGCCATCGATATGTCCGAGTTCTGGGATCACGGCATCATTCCCAACGAGGCAGTCAAAAAGGCGCTCGATGCGTCTCGTCCGAAGCGCGAGCCTGGGTGGTGGCGCCAGTTCACGGTGGTTGTCACTGAGCCCTATCACAAGAGCGCCTACCCCGTGATGATCGTGAGCAGGGATCGATAACATTGACTCTGGTAACGCGGATTGATATGATCGATCTATGGCAGTGAAATATCGAAGCAAACACCTCAAAGTCGTCAAAGCTCGTGGATTCCGACTGGGGATCGGGTATATCCCGCATTGGAAGAGCAACCCGGACACCAAGGAGCCGATCTCATTCATGGTCTGGGTCGGGCCATGGATCTTCAACTTCCACATCGAGAAGAAAGGGTGGGAGCCGCGCAAGTGGTATGCCCTGAGTCGGATGATAGAGCTGGAGAGGGCCGGCGAGCAGTTCCTCGACGATGCCCATAGAATCTGGATCTATCGACGCCAGCACGGTGAAGACGTATGATCAACGCCACAATCAAGGTACGGGCGATTCCCGACGAGGTCTTCTCGGTGATCATGGAGATGCTTCGAGAGGAAGCTAAAGATGTTCGGGTTGAGCAATGGCAAACTGCCGAACCTGCAGGATACACGCCAAGAGGCTCCTACCCCGAGCGGTCTACTTCCCGAGGGGGTCGAAGAGCCCAAGTACGTGCTCCGAGGTAATAAGGTCCAGTGCCCCGTAGAGGGCAGAACATTCAGCACACGAGCAATGTACGTTAACCACTTTGAGAAGAGACACATGTGAACGAGGACGACTACCTCTTCGAGAACTTCATCCGTGATCAGTTTGACAATGGTTATGGTCCCAACCGTCGTGGTAATACGTATCGCATGGTTAAGATCGAGCTGTTCGATGAGCGAGGTCGCAGAATAACGCAGTACGTTCCGCTGACGGATGATGACCTGATAAACATAGGTAGACGCATCCTCGGTCATACGCCGAGTCAGCGCGAGAGTTACCGCAAGCGGTGGGAGGCTATGGATCGGGAGGAGCAACGACGATACCGACCCACGTTTGACCCCTACTGGTTTGAGAGTGAAAAGGCTCGTACTGCTCAGCAGGAACAAGAGCGACTGCGGAAAGAACGAGAAGAGAAGGTTCGAGAGGCCCAGGCCAGAGCCAGAGCCAAAGCAGAACGAGACCGCCAGCAAGAGAATGAGGATGCCAGACGGGTTTGGGAGAAACTCAATGAAGAGTTTGCTCGGCTCAAAGAGCAGGCTGACAGGATGGGCGGCCCTAGTACTCGGCAGGCCCGGCGTATACGACTCGCCAAGATCGCTGGTGTGGAATGGCCTACTGAGATCGAGGACAAGAAGCTGCTGAGGCGCGCACAGCGCAATGCCCACCCCGATACCGGCGGTAGCCACGAACTCTGGCTTGAGGTGGATAAAATCCGAGTATCCATGGGGTTATAAAGCTTTGACTTGGTACTGCATTGTCGATATGATGGAAGCATGATCATCGATGAAACCAATATCCCACGGTATGCGATCTTCAGAGGTCGCAAGGTTAAAGTCGAGGGTTATCTGGACGGTAAGTTCTGGATCATCGACACGGATGATACACAACGGTCAGTATACCGGCAACAACTGCGATTCCTCAAGGAGGAGAAGTAATGACCATCACACCGGAAGACCGATTCGCTATCGCCATGTATGCGCTCAGGGGTCGATTCAAGATCGCTCGCATGCTCCACACAACTGACTCACGGGCGCTGCATTCTGCCCGAGGTTGGGCGAATCAGCGCTTCACCACCTCTGCCAAGGCAGCAGCCTGGGTCGATCAGCAGATCGTCGAAATCGAGGCAAAGCGAGAGGCTGCTACCAATGGTGGCGAATGACTGGCGCCCTCGAGCTACCAAGGTTAAAGAGCTCGATGGTAGCACCATGATCTACCAGGGCTGGTGGAACGGGGGAGGTTGGACTCGGCACGCATTCCGAGCCCCATTCAGCCCTCGTAAGTATCAGCGCCCTCCGGTACGAGGAGGTCGATGGTTCGTTCGTCGACTGCCCCATCAGATGAGGACAGATAAGACCAAAGCTTGGTATGCCTGGACAAATGGCAAAGCCAAGAAGTGGAATCGCTCCTTTGTTACCCAGAAGGAAGCCTACCGGTGGGCGAACTTCGTGGCTGAGACCTATCGGGCATATGATGACTTCATGGCAGTCCAGATCATCGCCCAGCGGAACGAGTATCCGGGTAAGGGTCAGGACAGGGAGTTCCTCGATGAGTCTTAAGGAACGATTGCAGCAATACGTCGGCGGTATGTTGGGCAGTTACGAGGCTGTTCGGTATCTGCCGACGCGAGCAGACGGAGCAATGCGACTCAAGCGCATGACTCCTGAGCTCAAGGCCATGGACTGGCGCCTCATGGTTGAAGAGCAGTGCAAGGAAGTACGTCGCACGATCAGCTTGGGTCGCTCTCGGGAGATCCTCGCCACCGAAGTCGAAGCACTACTGAGATTGCTAGGAGAGATCGATGACTGATACTCTGGACAAGATTCACCTCGCCCTCGATGTTGGACACCAGATCACGATGGAACACATCGACCATCTGGTGGAGGAGGCCGAGATCAAGATCGACAAGAGGGTACATGCCTACAACCGATGGGGGGAACTTCGCTGGTTCCTAGGCTATCTCCATGTGGTTTTGCCGCCCGCCGCTACGGGGTACTTCCCATTTGAGTTTGACCTCATCAGAAACATCGCCCGACAGCACGGCGTCGATCATTTGCTGCATGACGCGATGCAGGAGCTGTCTCCTATGGGGGCACGGATGTCACTGCGATTCCCTGACATGATCAGTGGGAAAATGATCGAAGCATAATCGAGGGCGATTAGGTTGCTTCTTACGGCCCTCGAGTGATAAGGTTTACGAGAAAGGGATGGCGATGGACACTCTGATGCTGCTGGTCATTATCGCACTGGTTCTTCAGGCGGTGACTCTCACCCTGGTGTTTTTCATGCACCAGCGAGTCATCTACCTCGAACAGGAGATGGTGCGAGTACGAAGCATCGTCAGCTCGGTTCAACATTCTGTGACCACAACCCAGGGTCAACTAAGAACCCGACTTCGATCCGATGAGACTCGAGCTCATGTAGATCCCAAGCCTAAGGTGGAACAACCCTATGCCGGTCAAGGAGTTCAGCGAACTGCCCCAGGAACTGAAGCGGGCACGGCTAGCGGGGAAAGCCCTGCAGCTCGAGCTGTCAAGGTTACAAGAATCAGCGTTGGCGGCAAGGACAGCGAAGATCCAAACAGTCGACTTCAGCGCGGCTGAGGACTACTTGCAGCATGCCACTGGTCGGTGGCGCGATGAGGATGCCGCTCCGATGTCGCCTGAGGGATACCGCCTCAACAAGCAGCAGATATACCGCCGACAGAAGCGGGCTCAGGATGCCTTCGCCAAGAAGATGAACCTGTCCGACGTCGAGAAAGAGATCAAGTTCCGCAAGCCCCTGAGCGAGTGGGATGCTGAGGAACTGGCTCGAGGCCGCCCTCGTAATCGTGATGGATCGTTCCGAGGCCCGAAGCCTGCGTATATCTCCGGTGAGATTTATGAAGAGGCCATGGATCGATTCAAATCTGTTGTCAAGACGGGCATGCGAGTCGCTACGGTGGATGCTATCACGGTGGTTCAGTCCATCCTGAATGATGACTCTACGGATAACCGGGGTCGTCCTCTAGTGGCTGCATCGACGAAGCTTCAGGCTGCTCAGTTCTTGATCGAGCACGTTGTCGGTAAGCCCACCCAGCGCGTCGAGAACGACGTCTCGGTTAAGCTGCAGGCGATCCTCGGTTCCGTCATGGTGAACCCCGCCGAGATGGCCACTGGCAACTACATGGTCGGTCACCTGCCCGGCCTCACGATGGAGCTGGCTAATGCAGCCGCCGAAGAAGAAGAATGGGATGAAGCGGGATGACCGACGCACCATTAAGCCCCGATGAGATGTGCCTGGTATGCGAAACAACTCGAGAGAATCATGGAGATAAGAACCATGTCTTCAACCCCGTTAGCGACAACCTTGTCCCCCTCAAGCCAGGTCCGCCAGCTCGGCGCGAAGCACCACGAGAGCGTGCAAGTCTGGGTGCGCCGCAGCCCGGGCCATCTCCAGAAGCGAGAGCTTTCGCCACACTTGTCGAAATACTCTCCGAAAAAACGATCTCGTTCGACGGAGTGAATCGCCCGATCCTTGACTCCAAGGACATCATTCGCATCTTCTCGGGCCAGGGATGATCGAGCTGTCGGGGCCGGTTAAAGCTGCTCTGCACCTCCATGCATTGCAAGCCGCCCCTAATGAAGCGGTGGGAATCATCGCAGGAGGCCTGGTTTACTCCCTGACGAATACTTCAGAGTCGCCCCGCGATTCATTCGCAGTCGATATGCAAGAGCTTAAGGAGATGATCCTGGCTCTCGATATTCCGATACAGTGGATCGATGAGTCGGTGGCACTTTGGCACACCCATCCTGCTGGTGGTGTGGGGCCATCGCGCTTCGATATGAGGAACAGAACGCCGCTCAAGCATCATCTGGTGGTTAGCTTAGTGGATGGTGACATAGTACCGACCTGGTATTGATCCTCCTCCCTACTCGTGATAGGATGAGTGGGGAATTAAGGAGATGGTCATGCCAAGACTTCCTATGCCGTTCAACAACCCCCATACCTATGACGGGCACTCTGGCGTCGACTTCCCTGTACCTAAGGGTACCATTTTCCGCGCCTCTGGTCATGGTCAGGTCAAGACCAAGAGCAAGAACCCCCGCGGTGGGTACTACATTTGGGTGCAGTACGACACAGGGGCCCTCGTCGGCTACCACCACATGAACAGCCACAATGGCTGCCCAAACGTCGGCGACTGGGTCAACGAGTCCAGTCAGCTGGGTTTCACGGGCGACCTCGGCGAACGCGTTACCGGTCCCCACCTTCACTCCGAAGTCGCTGGTCATGCGACCACGGCCGGCTACTGGCAGTTCTTCGATCCGCAGCGAGTGGTCGGGGGCGGCACCGGCTCGAGCATGTGGTCCGATACCGAGAAGCAGCAGTTCCTGGTTTCGCTCGGTTACGACACCGGCGGAGTCGGCAACGGCTGGGGGCCGATGTCGGATGCTGCGACACGCTCCTTCCAGAGCTCCGTTCAGCTCCCCAGTGACGGCATCTTCGGACCGAACACCACATCGGTTGCAGTAGAAATCAAGGCGGGTCGCAAGCTCGACTCCGTCTCACGGTCCGTCGAAGAGATCCAGAAGCGGATCAACGCCAAGGTCGACGGACAGTGGGGTAACGAGACGTCTTGGAAGACGTACATCGCCCAGCTTGCCAACGATCTCGATCCCGATGCGATCTACGGTCCTGCCACCGACTCCAAGCTGTTCATCACCCCAACGCCCGCCCCTGGTACTCCGGCCTTCCCGCTGCAGCCTCACCAGTACTTCGGTCCCGAGCAGGGCGGTGACGACTCCATCTCCGGCTGGTACTCGTTCAACGCTGAACTCAAGCAGTGGCAGGCGCAGATGATTGCCAAGGGCTTCGACCTCGGTCCCGACGGGGCTGATGGTTATTACGGGCCTAAGGGGTCGAACTCGACGGACACCTATACGGGTCGAGCAGCCAAGACACTGCAGACTACCACCGGACTATCGGCAGATGGCAAGATCGGGCCGCTGACATGGGCCAAGGCCTGGACCGATATCGTTCCGCCCGTCGTCAAGCCGGATCCGACTCCCCCAACGGCGGATGAGGCTTCAGCCACTCCCAAGTTGATCGAACCGACCTTCGAGCACTTCCCCTCGTGGATCCGTTACGAAGAGAAGTTCGACGCTCAGTTCCTCTCGTCGTCGCAGTGGAACCTCAACCTCCAGAACTACTACAAGACTCCGTACAACCCCATCGAGGGTCACCTCCACTGGTGGAACCTTCCCGGTCAGGGGGGATCGCACGATGGCAACGTCGACTACCTGAACCGTACCCCCGATGTCGGTGCAAACTTCGTGGGTTCCGCAGGTCGAATCACGAAGACCATGCCTCTCGCCAAGATCGCTCTCACCACGGGTCAGCGAAACCCGTTCGCCTGGAAGTGCGAGTGCGACCCTCTCATCACGACCTCGGTCAGCAACCATGGTTACAAGACCATCGGCTACCTGACGTACATCATCGAGCACCTGAACCCCTCGCTTCGAGCAGAGGCTCTTCGCCTCCATAAGGAGTTCTATGCGACCTCCTGCTCCGAAATCAAGGTGGACATGGTCCGGCAGTACGCCGAGATGTTCCACACCGGCAAGCTTGATCCTGCGACTGGCGAACCGCCGGTTGTTGAACCCGAACCCGATGTTCTCGTGGAAGTTCCGCGGAGTCAGTTGGAAGAGTGGGGACATCAGATTGACGAGCTGCTGAGCCAGTAACAGTAGAAAGGTTCACAGTCATCATGGCTGATGAGGAGCATGCTCCACTCTGGATGAAGATGTTCCAGGCGGAGATGATTCGTCGGTTCGAGGGAATGGACGAGACCCTCAGGGACCTGGTGACAAAGGATACCTTCCGAGATGAACGAACTCGGGTGAATGACGAGCTACGCCGAAAAACTGAAGATATAGCCCAACTCCGATTAGACATACAGGCGGAAAGCACAGCTCGACAGGCCGCCGAAACTGCAGCCGCGGCTAAGGCACTGGCGGAAGCCCAGTCGAGGCAGAGGGTTCAAAGCGCGACCAACTGGCAGTGGATATTAATCATCGGAACGGTAGCGCTAAACTATCTAATGCGCTTTCTACCGGGAGGAACCCCATGACCAAAGCCAACGACGGCGAGGACCAGCTCGACCCTGGTCACCTGACCGTCGTCGATACCTCGCCTGGAGCTATTGTGGCCGCGACGTATGAGACGCCTCAGACAACCAAGGTCTTGTGGCCCTACGCCATCGCCGTAATCGTTCTCTTGGGCATGTTTGCTGTAACGGGATGGTTCATCGCAAACCTGACCGCACGCAATGCCCACCTCAATACTGAGCTAGCGGAACAGATCGATCGCAACGAGGCTCAGGACGAGATCATCGTCGAACTGACCCGTACGGGCCAAGAGTTGTACGACCAGATCAATGCTATCCCCGGTGAAATTCCGGACGAACCTAGGCCGGTTGATCCTGAGGAGATAACAGGTCCTGCTGGCCCTCAGGGTCAGAGGGGCTTCCAGGGCCCTCCTGGGGCTATGGGTCCGATGGGTCCCGAGGGATTGCCTGGTGTCACTGGCGAAGCAGGCTCGGATGGTGTGGATGGCGCTCAGGGGCCACAAGGTCCTCAAGGTGTACCCGGTGAGCCTGGCGCTGCTGGTCCCGCTGGCCCTCAGGGTGAACCTGGACCGGCTGGTGCTCAGGGCGAACCCGGTGCCACTGGTCCGGCAGGGCCTACCTGCCCCGAAGGCTCTACCCTGGCCCTCGTATATGTTGAATACACGGAGAATCCCGAAGACCCCAATGGGGACCCGCAGCCGGCCTACATCTGCCGGCCCAACCAGTAAGGAACAGAGATGACGAATTACGATGTGAACGGCGAGAAGGTTTCGCTCGTCGCCGGTGAGACGGTCAGCTCCGCATCTGACCAGGTCGACCTCGGTCCGGCGAAGGCCGTGGCTGCTACGGTGGCCACCATCGCGGTCGCATTCCTCGGTGCTCTCGGCGTTGCCATCACCGACAACGTCGTGACCGGCCAGGAGTGGGTGACCATCGCCATCGCCACCATCGTTGCGACCGGCCTGGTGGGTGGGGCAACCTACCTCGCTCCCGCTTCGATCACGGGCAAGTAAGGAGCTGTCATGGGTGTGGAGGATCGCACAGAATACGAGGGTGGGGGCGTTATGCCCAACACCGTGTTCCCGAAAGGAACTGATGCTCTCACCCCCGCAGACAAGCTTCGGCTCGGCTATCTGACAGGACAAGAAGAGGATAGCCGAGCCTCGCTCGATCCGGGAGTCTGGTATGGGAACCAGTACTTCGATCCGGACGAGGTGCCTAAGCCAGATCCGGCGCGAGTTCGTCGCGAGCAGGAATTGGCGAGAATCGAGCGGTTGCGATATCGCGAGTCGCGTCGATAGCATATCTCTGAGAAGACGCAGAGAACGCGACATTCGCCTCAATCGACGCGCACGATAAATCATAAGGAGTCGGCAAATGGCACGAGGGCCGAGTATCCCGGCATTAGTCGACGGCCGACTGTTCCGTAAGGATAAGTGGTTCGAGGCAACGGGCTATCGTCCACACCCGGGTCAGAGCCTGGTGCACTACGACAACACTCGACACCGCGTGCTTTGCAACGGACGACGGTGGGGTAAGTCTCTCTTCGGGGGTAAGGAGATTGAGGCTACTGCCTTCGTCAAGAATTACATCAACCAGCCGATGCGAGGCTGGATCATTGGGCCGAACTATGGTGATGCTGAGAAGGAATTCCGCGTTATCTACAACACGTTCAAGGCCCTCGGCATCGATACCCTCTCGAACAAGTTCATCAAGAACGTGGAAAACGGTAACATGCGTATCGCCACGAACTGGGGCTGGGAGATTGAATGCCGATCCGCTCAGCACCCCGATAGCTTGGTCGGTGAGGGTCTTGACTTCGTGCTACTAGCTGAGGCCGGTCGACATCTCAAACGAACCTTCACCGAGTACGTGCGACCTGCCTTGTCTGACAAACGAGGTTTCTCCATGATGAGTGGGGTGCCTGAGGATGTCAGTGAAAATAACCTGCTTTACTGGGCTTACCTTCGAGGTCAGGATCCAGTGATGAGCCAGTGGAAGTCATGGCAGCTTCCTTCCTGGACTAACACTCACGTTTTCCCCGGTGGTCGACAGGACCCGGAGATTATCGAAGCTGCTGCAGACCTTACGGATGATGAGTTCCGTCGGCAGTATGGTGGTGAGTTCGTCCTCAAGCGCGGTCGCGTGATGAAGGAATGGGACGACGACATCCATGTCAAGGACATCAGCTACCGACGAGACTGGCCCCTCTTTGCTGCCGTCGACTTCGGTTACACCAACGACTGGGTTTGGCTCTGGATTCAGATCGATCCCCAAACCGACCGGGTGTATGTCATTGGCGAGAAGCGGTGGAAGTTCACTGATACTGAGCTCATCGCTAAGGAGATGAAGGAACATCACCTTGCCAGCAATCTTCTTGCCATCTACGTTGACCCGTCGTCACCTGATGATGCGGCTATTCTTCGCCGCCACGTAGGGGTACCCACTCGGGCAAATACGGGTGGCGAGATTAACCCCCGACTCCAGCTGATTCGTTCTGCGCTCAAGCGTAAGCCGGATTACATGGATGATAACGACCCCGACAAGCTGCCCATGCTGATGGTCGATCGAAGCTGTGATCGTCTCATCTGGGAGATGCGAGAGGGTTACCGTTGGCCCGAGAATCGTAACCAAGATCGCAACGCTAGTGAAATCCCCATGGATGACAATAACCATGGACCGGAAGCACTCGGGCGATTCTTCAAGGGCCACATGGAAAAACTGTCCACGATTGGTAGTAGAATTAGCCGGCAGGGCTCAATTCGGAAGAGGAAGATTGCAGCATGAGTACAGAACCTAGCCAGTGGTCTACCACTAAAGGGTATGTCGGTACTGCATACCAGGCGATGACCTGGATTCCCCCGGAAGAGCGAGCTCGAATCGCTGCCTATATCCAGTACGACGACATGTACTGGAACGATCCGCGACAGTTTGCACTGCGCGTACTCGAGGGCGAAGAACCGGTTTATATCCCGAGTGCTCGAAAGGTCGTTAATACCACGGCCCACTTCCTGCTCAAGGGACTTCAGATCACCTGCACTGAGGATAAGACAAAGAAGATCCTCGAGAACTTCCTCAAGCGCGAGTCCTTCTACTCTCGCTTCAACGAGGCGAAGATCGCTGGAGTTGCGCGGGGTGATTGGATCTTCCATCTCACCGCTAACCCTCGTAAGGCCAAGGATAACCGAATCTCGCTGACGGTTCTTCAGCCGATGGATGTCTTCCCGATCTGGGACGAAGATGTTCCGGACAAGATGATCGGCTGCCACATTGCGATGGCATACCTGCCCGCGCTCAAGGATGATCCTGAGCAGCGAATGCGACTTCACCGACTCACGTACCGCATTGAGCGGGAAGACCCGAAGGACCCAGATTCGACCCCGCGTATCAGCCGCGAAGAGGCCATCTGGGCGATTAGGGACACGTCCTGGCTGACTGGGGAAGACACTGGGCAGGCCGAAAAGGTCAAGACCATTCTGCCAAAGGGTTACCTGGATGAACGAATTCAGCACCTCCCCATCTACTGGTTCAAGAATCAGGCCTGGGGCGGCGATGACTACGGCTCGTCCGAACTCCGCGGTATGGAGCGACTGACTGAGGTCATCTCCCAGAGCAGCACTGACGTATCGGGTGCCCTGTCGCTCGAGGGCCTGGGCGTTTATGCTACCGATGGTGGCCGACCTATTACTCAGGACGCTGCCGGCAATACCACCGAAGCCGACTGGGAGGTTGCTCCCGGTAAGGTGATGGAAGTCCCTGCCGGAGCCTATTTCCGCCGAGTCGAGGGTGTGGGATCCATCACTCCGGCGATCGATAACATCAACTACCTGGAAGGCTCCATTAACCGAGCACTGGGTTTGACCGATGTGGCACTCGGTGAAGTTGAGGCTACAGTTGCCCAGTCGGGTATCGCCCTAGCCATCAAGTTCCTGCCAACCCTCGCTCGCCTTGAGTCTCGCGACCAGGCGGGCTTAGATAAGCTTACTCAGTTGTTCTTCGACTGGAAGACTTGGTATGAGGTCTTCGAAGATGAAGTGCTCGAGGGTGATATAGTTCCAGCAATCGGCGAAAAGCTGCCCCAGGATCGGGCTGCCACGCTGAATGAACTCAACAACATGCGTGACCGCAAGATCATTTCGGCTCAGTACTACCGGGATGAAATGGAGAAGCTGGGGTACGAGTTCCCCGCTGACATCCAGGACCAGATCGACAAGGAAGCTGAGAAGGCTTTCCAGGATCAGATGCGGGCGATGATGGAAGCTGCAAAGCTACAGACTTCCCAGAAGAGTGATTCTTCTGAGGGCGCTGAGGGAAACCAAAGCAACAACAAGTCTCGTACCAACGAAAGTAACGGTACCGAGGCCGAACAAAAATAGCGGGTGATCCGCTAGAGGGAGAAAGCAATGGACGACGACTTTTGGGGTCGCTGGCCTGGGGTGATCCTTGGTCACGAAGATCCTGATGCCGCCGGCGACTCGAGTGATTCGAGTGAGGAAGATCCGGAAGGTGAAGGCGAAGCGGGTTCGACCGACTCGACCGACAGCACCGGTGAACCCAACGGAGAAGAGACCGACCTGGAGAAGCTTCAGAAGGCGCTCAACGCTGAACGACGCAACTCCAAGAAGCTCGAACGGGAGCTCCGCAAGGAGCGGAACGTCAAGGCTGCTGTATCGCAGGAAGAGAACGACACGGTCGAGGAAGCAAAGCAGCGTGAGGCTGCTGCCCTGGCCCGGTCGGAGAAGCTTGCGGCTGGCATCCTGAAGCGGGACATCGACTCGGCCATCCGAGAGGCGGCCCGGGAAGCCAAGTTCATCGACGTCGAAGACGCGGTGAATGGGGTGGATCGGACCAAGATCACTTTCGATCAGGACGATGAAGACCCCACGGACATCGACATCGATCTCACCACCGTTTCGACGGTAGTCAAGGCACTCGCGGCGAAAAAGCAGCACTTCATTCGTAAGGGCACCAACGACGGCGAAGCCACTGGCAGCGCTCATGGAGGTTCCCGACGACGGAAGACGCAGACTCCCGAAGAGGTCTACGCAGAGCGATATCCCTCACTCTGATACATCCACACCAATCCTCAGAAGAAAGGGTAACTAGTCATGGCTCAGAAGCCTACTTATGACAAGGTCGACCCGATCAGTGGTTCGTTCCGAGCTCGTCTCGGTGCGGACCTCACGCTGACTGACGGTAGCATTGGTCCGGTCGGTGTCTCGCTCAACACGAGTGGTCGAGTCATCGTTGGTACCACCGGGGCTTCGGGCCTCGTGGGCCTCCTGATCAAGAACATCGTTCGCCAGCCGGTCGGTCAGTACGGGACGCCTCCGGGCTCCCCCGGCCTTAGCTTCATCGGCGCAAAGACCGGTGAGGCAGTCGACATCATGACCTCCGGAGAGATCGTCGGGCTCGATCCCGCCGTCTTCACCCCGGGTTCGAAGGTCTACGTCAACACCGCCGGCGTTCTCTCGAACACGGCTCCTACGGGCAAGTTCCTCGTCGGAGTCATGGCCGACAAGGGCCGTCTCATCGTCCGCATCCCCCTCGGCGCTGCGGCGCTGGCGTAAGAAAGGAACAGGAACATGACTCTGCTGCAGGCATCCCCTGAGCACCTCATCCACTGGCTCCTGGACGAGGGATCGCAGTCGCTCGAGGTCTTCGGCCGCGAGAACGGCTTCAACGAGCGGGCCGACGTCGTCAAGGCGGCGGATGGCACCGACCTCAACGAGTTCTGGAACGAGGTGATGGACACCATTCGGATTCGCAACGCGAAGAAGAACACGATGATCAACGTCCTCACCTATCCGGTGGTCGACATCACGTCGGAAGTCTCCGTGCCCAGCTCGGTGGACTTCGAGAAGGCGTCCGAGTACGGTCAGCCCGTCGGTATCAAGGGTGGCGCGACTCGGTTCTTCCGCGGGTACGACTTCGACTTCTACGACCTCGCGATTCGGTACACCTGGATGTACCTCGCCGAGGCGTCGGCCGACGACCTGCGGGTGAACCACAACCTGGCGCTGGAGGCTGACACCAAGCTCCAGTTCCGCAAGGTGATGGAGCGCCTCTTCAACCCGATCAACACCTCGGGTTACACCGACAAGAACGAGCCGATGACGGTCTACGCGGCCTACAACGGTGATGGTGAGGTGCCCCCGGACTACAACAACACCACGTTCGCCGGGACGCACACGCACTACGTCGTCTCGGGCAACGCGGCCGTCACCTCGGTGAACGTCGACAACCTGGCCACGCTCCTCACCGAGCACGGGTACGACCTTCAGAATGGCTACCAGCTGATCCTCTGGGTCAACAAGCAGGAAGCCACCATCATCAAGACGTACAAGACCTCGACGGGGGCGTCGTTCGACTTCGTGCCGAACCCCAACCTCTACGGTGGCAAGGTCTGGGTGCCGAACAACGGCTCCTACGTCGGTGGTCCTGAGGGTACGGTCCCGGGCGAGATCGGCACCTACGGCCCGTTCCACGTGGTCGAAGAGGGGCTCATCCCGGCCGGCTACCTGGTGGCGATTGCGACTGGCGGCACCGACCGCCTGACCAACCCCATCGGGCTCCGTCAGCACTCGAACCCGAACTACCGCGGGCTGAAGCTGATCCCGGGTGCGCGAAGCGACTACCCGCTGATCGACTCCTTCTACCGCCGCGGCATCGGAACTGGCGTCCGCCAGCGCGGTTCCATCGCCATCATGCAGGTGAAGGCAGCTCTTCCCTACGTGATCCCCGCCGCGTACGACCCGGCAACGTTCTAACCGATTGGGGGAGGGCCTAGGCATTCTACGCCACTGGTCCTCCCCCTTTCAACTAGCCAGCCTCAAACAAGGAGAAGATCATGGCTGACAACGACGACATCGTCACCTTCCAGAACTCGCTCGGCGAGACCATCTCGAACGATCCCCGCTGGCACGCCCGCCAGACCCTCAGCCGCCAGGAGGGTGTGGACGTCGACGCACTCCAGGCCGAGCTTGAGGAACTCCGCGCTTTCAAGGCTGCGAATGTCCCCAACCAGCCGGGGGCAGTCGGTCAGGTCGTCGAGTCGGGCAACGATGAGGAAGACGACGAGACCGATGGGGAAGGTCCCTACGATTCGGTCAAGGGCACCGAGCTCGGCAACCTGGCCAAGGAGCGGGGCATCAAGCTCACTCACGAGGACGGTTCGAAGCTGAAGGCTGGCGAGGTTCGCGCCGCGCTCGTCGCTCAGGATGAGGCCGGCAAGTAACCATGGACGCATCCGCCGATAACATCACCATCTTCCGTCAAAAAACGGGAGAGGTCTTCCCTAGCGGAGGATCAGAGGCGGATACCATGTTCACCGACGCCCAGATCACGATCTGGCTGACGGCCGCCTCCGATATGAACCATGCCGTCGTTGAGGGCTGGGAAGCCAAGATCGCCGCCTGGGCGAGCCTGGTGGATGTCACCGACGGTGCCGCATCGCGTAAGCTTGGCGATCTGATGGAAAACGCCGAGCTCATGCTTAGGTACTACCGAGGACGCATTACCTCCGGTCCTGGTGAGGGTCGGATTGGTCGCACTCGGATTGGGAAGATAGTCCGCACATGAACCCTACTGAGATGTTGATGAGGCGCCGAAACGTTAGAGCGTTTATCGATGCCGACTCCTTCAGTCTCGTGGTAGTGCGGGCCCAGCCTCCCGTCAAGAATCCGGGTACTGGGGGGTACATCGCTCAGCCCGATGTTACCCTCCAGCCTCAAACCGCTCGCATCGTTCAGAACGTGCGACGCTATACTGCCGGTCTGGTTAACGCCGAGGCAGGTGACATCCCGAACACCGAGTATCGCCTAATAGGGATGCACACTCTAGATCTTCAGCCGAACGATAAGTTCACGTGGCTTGGTGAGAACTACAAAGTCGTAGGCATTCACGAGGCCCGTCAAGAATCCACCTTCGCCGCGATCGAACTGCAAGGGTTCGATAATCGTGGTAGCTAAGAGTAGGATCCACTGGGAAGACGGCATCATTGAGTGGTTCAATGGACCTGAGTGGGATGATGTAGCCGAAGAGGAATACCTCGAATCGCGAGACCAGATCGAAGCCCAGATGAGGCAGGATGCTATCTGGGAAGACCGCACAGGTGCTGCTCGCTGGGGATTGACTGCTTATGTTGAGAATGAGGACGATGTAGTCCGGATGTATCTTCAGCATACAGTTGAACATGGTTTCTGGCTGGAAGTAATCCAGAACGGTCGGTTCGCCATCATTCGCCCCACGCTAGAAGAACATGCTCGACGAATTACCTACAATGCGATACGACGCATTCGCTATGCTCGAAAGGGGAGTACACCGTGACCGCCCGGCATTTTATCTACGGCACGCTTACTGGGACTGCCTCGATCACTGACCTCGTCGGGGGACCGACCAATCCTCGGGTATTCGCTAAGAAGACAATGACGTCTTCCAAAGAGGAGTGCCCCTATGTGGTTTACAAACTGGGTAATGAGTCTGCCGAAGAGTTTTCTGAAGAGCGAGACATCAGTCGTCAGTTCGTGCAAATCTGGGTACACGATTTCAACGATGGTGTCACTGCGGACTACGATAAGATCGACGCGGTCATACTCGAGATTCGCAAGGCGTTTCAGAACAAGAACTCCGCAGTACACAAGGTTTGGTCCACTCGTTTCCTCGAGACGTCTCAGGACCTCAATGACGATACACTAAACACGGTGTTTCGGTATATCCGTCTACAGGTAATCAAGGAGGACTAACATGGCTATCGTCAAGTTCATCGACGACCACGCCGACTACCGGATTCTCGATGGTAATGACCTTCGTCGTCATGCCGACGTGACCGGGTTTCACAAGACCGAGTTCCCCGAGGGTGTGGAGACTGAGGTCTCGGACGATGTGGCTCAGGCGCTCGTCAGCAATCCCGACATCTTCGGCAAGTTCGAAATCGTCGAGGCGGCCGAGGAAGAGGTCGCCGAGGAGGAAGCTCCCAAGTCTGCGAAGTCGTCAAAGGGCTGATCAGATCGGATAGGTATATCCCCAGAGCCCACTCAGAGCTCCTGAAAACGCCGATCTCGCGCGCCATGATAAATTACGAAGCGACAGAATAAGAGAAGCTTATGGCGATTGAACTCCGATGCGAGGGAAACCTCTATGGGGTCTACGATCCAGAGGCACACACTCTCGAAGTCAGGTGCAAGCGACGGGCTCACGGAGCTTATCCGGGAACAATCGTTCTACACACTATCTCGCTCGAAACGGGGAAAGTGGTAGACACCCACAAATACAAAGACCCTCGGGTCGACCAACAGAAAGGACTAGGAGATGCCTCTCGCTAGTTATGCAATTCCTTTCGGGCTGAGGCAGGTGAGAATCGTCCCCCTCAACGACGCTGGTGTTGAGGTCCCCGGAAGTGCCGTATTCCTGCCCGCGTCACGAACCTTCAGCTTCGCTGAGCAGGAAGACTTCGAGACCCTCGATGGCGACGACCGTAAGGTTGCCTCGCACGGTGCAGGTCCCACGGTCAACTGGGAACTCGAGGGTGGCGGTATCTCGCTCGAGGCCTGGAAGCTTCTCGGTGGCGGTACCGTCGGCTCGACGGGCGTCACTCCGAACGTCATCAAGACGTTCACGAAGCTCACCACGGATGCTCGTCCCTACTTCAACGTCTACGGCCGAGCCATCTCGGACAACGGCGGCGACTTCGAGGCGATCGTCTACCGCTGCAAGGCGGATGGTGATCTGGAGGGCTCGATGGAGAATGGGTCGTTCCTTCTCACCGCGGCTTCCGGAACCGGCTTCGGCAACGAGACGGACTCGAAGCTGTACATGTTCCGCCACAAGGAGACGGCAGCCCCTTTAGTTAATCCGTCGGTGAAGATTGGATGGACGCTGAGCCTCAGCGGTTCGCCGACGGCAGGTAACTATCGACTCCTCATCAACGGCTACTCCACGGCCGACATCGCCTGGAACGCGACCTTCACCGCGATCCAGACCGCCATCAACGGACTCAGCGCCCTCACCGGGGTTACCGCGACGGTCTCGGGTACTTCCCCGACCTTCACGATCACCCTGTCGGCTGCTGGTACCGTCGAGATGGGAACCATCACCGTTACGCCCGGTACTGTCTCCGTCGCGTAACACCAACAACACTGATAGCCCCGATCCCCAGGAGGACCCAAAATGGCTACCGCACGCAAGTCAGCATCCCAGGCCGAGCAGATCCGAGTCTCTCAGATCGGCGACTTCCGCGAACGCATGGGCGGCAAAATCGAACTTCCCTCCGGCCTCGTCGTCAAGGCGAAGAACCCCGGAGGTCTCACGGCATTCATTGCCAACGGCACCATCCCCAACTCGCTGCTCGCCATCGTTCAGAAGGCACTCAAGGGTGGTAACACGGGTGACGCCATGGAGGAAGCTAGCAAGCTCGCCGATGATGTAGACTCTCTCGGTGAGATGATTGAACTCATGGATGTGGTGACCGCTCAGGTCATCCAGGAACCCAAGGTTCGACGCGCTCCCACACAGGCCGATGTCGATCGTCACAACCTTCTCTTCCCCGAGAACCAGGTCACCGAGCCTGATGAACTCCGCAAGGAGGATGAGTTCCTGTACACCGACGAGATCGAACTGATGGACAAGCAGTTCCTGTTCCAGTGGATTTCGGGAGGAACGAGGGACCTCGAGACGTTTCGCCAGAAATACGAAAGCAATGTGGCTGCTGTATCTGCAATCCCGGGATCAGCAGGTGCAGCCGAGTCTGGTGATGGGGCTAACGCCGGGTAGTTATGAAGCATACTGCCTTGACCAGGCAGTCTGGTACCTGGGAACCTCGATCACCAACCGACTCGAAAACATAGGCAGGAAGAAGCAGCGAGGGGAAGCAGGTATGCAGGCCGCCCGGGAACGCGAACTTAAACTCATTCTTGAGGGCAAGGACGCCAAGGGTAACTTCGCAGACCCGTCTCTCCTCTTCTCTTAAGGAGTTGAGGTGGCAAACGACCTAGGTGGCATCCGGGGCTGGATCGAACTGGATGTCAAGGAGGCTATTAAAGCCTACACCGAAGTTCGTCAGCACCACCTCTCTGCTGTATCTGCCCTTAATTCTGGTGCCGGCGCCATCGCGGCAGTATCGGCTGGATTCGTCACCGCGGGGGCGGGGATGGCCGCCGGCATCATGGTTGCAGTTAATGCTGCTGCCGAGTTCGAACGTAAGCTCGACTTCTTCACCGCAGTATCTGGGGCAACTCAGAAAGAGTATGACAAGATCCGTGAGAAGGCACTGCAGCTCGGTGCCGATACCATCTACTCCGCGGATCAAATCGCCGACTCCTTCGTCGAGTTGGCAAAGTCTGGTGTGGAGACGCAGGACATCCTCAATGGTATCGGTGACGCCGTTGCCAACCTTGGTGCTGCTACTGATATTCCACTGGCTCAGGCTGCGACATCGCTAACTACAATTCTTAACACATTCAACCTCTCCGCCGAAGATGCGGTTGATGTAGTTGATAAGCTGGCTGGTGCTGCCAACGCATCGTCCATCGATGTTGGTGACCTCATCACCACCATGACATATGCGGGTGCGTCTGCGAAGACGGCAGGCATTAGCTTCGAAGATGTCAACACTGCTATCGCTCTCCTCGGTGAGAATGGTATCAAGGGGTCCAAGGCCGGTACCGGTCTCCGGCAGATGTTCGATAAGCTCATCGCCCCTACCCGAACTGGTAAGGAAGCCCTCAAGGAACTGGGGATCATCCTTGACGATGGCACTAACAGCCTCCTCGATGCTTCAGGTGCTCTTAAGCCTATCCCCCAGCTTCTCGATATGCTCAATGGGCCGCTGTCTCAGCTCAGCGTTGACAAGAAGATGGATATCCTGGGGCAGATCTTCCCGATCACCTCGCTGCCTACTATTCTTAACCTCCTCAACGAGGGTTCTGCTGGTCTTGCCCGACTCAATGCCGAGATCGGGAAGACTACTGCACTGGACATCGCCAGTGAACGACTGGATAACCTCAGTGGTGACATCGAGATTCTTAAGGGTAACCTTCAGACTCTAGTCATCAACATCGGTTCTACTCAGCAGGCATTCGCCCGAGGACTGGTTCAGAGTATCCAGGCAGTAGTCGATTGGCTGAACAGCCTCGACTCCAGTACACTCGGTCTGATCACGACGACCGCAGCAGTAGTAGCGGGCATGCTCATCTTCATAGGTGTAGCTGGATTGTTCGCGGGTTCTCTACTCAACATCATTAGTCTGGCGATTCGACTCAACGACGCCATGTTGTTCCTTGGTAAGACGATTCCCATCGTGGCATTCGCCTGGGCTCGCCTCAAGGCCGTGATGCTCTTCCCGGGCACACCTATCATCGCACTTCTTCTCGCGATCGCTGCGGCACTGGCATTCTTCTTCACTCAGACTGAGACAGGCAAGGGAGTCTGGGCCCAGTTGATGGCCGTCTTCAACCAGGCGATGGCAGTTGTTCTGCCGATGCTTCAGCAGTTCGCTGAGCTACTGGGTGGCTGGTTGACTACTGCTCTGGCAGCAGTAGGACCGCTTCTGACCCAGCTCGCCGGTACATTCAGCGGCTGGTTCGCTAGTGCCCTCCAGGTCGTAATCCCCCTGCTGCAGATCATCGGCGACTTCCTGATGGCGGTTATCGCCCCAGTGCTCCCGATCATTACCCAGCTCCTCGCGGGACTCGGCGCAGCATTCGCGGGTGTGGGAACTGATGCCACTGGACTCCAGGGCATTATGAACATCTTTGCCGGCCTCGCGGCTGCCATGGTCAACATAATCCCCGTCATTCTGACGACGGTGGTCCAGTTGATTACTCTGATTCTCCAGGTGATCGTAGCTGCCGCGCCTCTGCTGCTGACGGCATTTCTCACCACGCTGACCAGCCTCGTGACTGCGCTCACGGCTATTCTGCCTACGATCATTGCCGCCCTGACCCAGGTCATCACCACCATCCTAGTGGCTCTGGTCTCGATGCTGCCGATGATTCTAACAGCAGCTATTCAGCTGTTCACCGGCATCGTCATGGCAATCACCACTGTACTGCCGATGATCATTACTACTCTGATCACCGCCATTACTGCCATCCTCACGGCATTGATCCAGGCCTTGCCTCTTCTGCTCAACGCGGCAGTTCAGTTCTTCCTCGCCATTGTACAGGCCATTCCGGTCATTCTGCCCCCGCTGATCACTGCGGTCGTAGGCATGATCCCAATGGTCCTAGCGGCGCTCCTAGCGATGATCCCGCTGGTCATCGAGGCAGCGATCAACCTGTTCATGGCAATCGTTGAGGCGATTCCAGAGATCATCCCCCCGCTGATCGAAGCCGTGATTGGTCTGCTGCCCATCCTCATCAGTACGGTGATCGGACTGATCCCGGCCCTGATACAGGCAGCTATCCAGTTGTTCCTGGCACTGGTCATGGCCATTCCGAAGATCATTCCCCCGCTCATCGGTGCGATCTTGGGTATGGTACCGGTACTGGTTAGTACCATCATCGGCATCATCCCTCAGCTTATCAATGCTGCCGTGCAGCTCTTCATGGGTATCGTTGAGGCTATCCCGCAAGTTATTCCAGCCATTGTCGGTGCTCTGGTGAGCATGGGTCGACAGATGATCGAAGGCCTCGTCAGCGGAGTTACCGCAATGGCGAAGCGGGTTATCGGGGCAATTCAGGATGTGGTAGGCGGGGCAATTGACTTCGCCAAGAACCTTCTCAACATCAACTCGCCGTCTAAGGTCTTCCGAGACATCGGAGTTAACACCATCATGGGTATGGTGGTCGGTATGGAGAAGACTGCTCCGCAGCTGGAGCGCACCTTCGGGGTCATCAGCGACTCGCTCGACTCGTTCTACGATCAGGTTTACGCAGCTCGCGAGATGGACATGATGCTGAACCTCCAGACCCAGATGGACCCGCTGAACATGGGTCTCCAGGGACAGCTCGCTGCCCTTACCGATCTGATGACGGACATCGCAGAGAAGGATACCTTCAATATCGAGAAGCTCGAAGTCACGAAGGAAGAGGGCGAAAACCTCGACGTCTCGCTCCCGAACGCCATTCGCAAGACGGCTTACATGGTAGGATGACATGCCGAACAACACTGAGACCTACTGGCAGGCCGACGGTCAAAGCCTCCACACCTACGCGAGGTCGATCGAGACCCTCGGAGGTAATGGTCCGCCGGCTATGCGAGGAGAGAACGTCATCGTTCCCCTGTATCCCGGGGCGCGTCACGTCAGCAAAACCGCAGATCAGAACACGTACTCGCTGGGTATGTGGCTTCGGGGTGTAGCTCAGGATGCGGGCAACAGCGCAGTTGCTGCTACCAAAGCCCAGTACATGAAGAACTACAACGATCTGGTTCGCCTGCTTTGGAAAGGCGGGAAGCAGTTCCAACTGACCAAGCGGTTCTACGATACATATGGTGCGGGGGTCGTTTCGGCAACTGCCTTGGCTGCCTACGCTTCTGGTATGGAACCCATTATGATCGGACCTGCTGCGGGTCGCTGCGTTATCGATCTTATCCTGGCCGATCCGTTCTTCTATGACGATGCCCTGTTTTCGACGAACCTGGTTAATGGTAACAACACCATCATCGTCCCGGGTAATGCCCCGACACTGAACATGTTGTTCACCATCACCGGTTCTCGTAGTAACGTCACCATTCGGAACCTCACCAATGGTATCCAGTTTACATCTCCCGAAGTTGTGCTGTCGGGCGACTCGGTAGAAATCAACCCTCGGACCTATGACGCCACCTTCCAGCCCTCCTCGGGTGTGGAATATGATGTCTCGTCTCGGATCATTCACTCAGGGTCATACCAGTGGATGCAGCTCGAACCGGGTACCAACATTATTGAACTCAGTTCCTCCAGTGGCATCGGAATAGTAAGCCTCCAGGCTCGGGGCGCTTGGGTCTGATATAGTCATCACAGAAGGAGTTTCACATGACAACCCTTGATCTACCGGTTCCGGGAACAACTCCCGATTACCCCACAACGGGTAACTGGGCCCAGAAGATCAACGATGCCCTCACTGCGTTGAACAATGGCAAGGTCGAGGCCTTCGCTGACCCCGGTGCAGATCGAATCGTCTTCTGGGACGACTCCGCGAGTGCATGGGTGGCATTGAGCTTCTCCGCCCCCCTCAGCATCACTGGAACTGTCCTTTCGGTTGCCGCCGCTTCTGAGACAGCTGCCGGCATCGTCGAGCTTGCCACGACGGCTGAGGCGACGACTGGTACAGATACCGCCCGGGCCGTCACTCCCGCCGGACTGAAGACTGTCGCAGATACCAAGGCCGCGAGCTCGCACACCCACACCGCCGCTCAGATTTCGGACTTCGCTACTGCCGTTCCGGCCGCTGTCCCCGCTGCCACCGCAACTGCTCAGGGAGCTGTCGAACTCGCGACAACTGCTGAGGCGACAGCCGGTACCGATACGACACGAGCAATCACTGCTGCGGGTCTGCTCGCAACTCGAGGCCTGTATGTCGGGGTCAATGCTCAGACTGGGACATCATACACCCCGGTACTCACCGACCAGGGTAAACTGGTGACCCTGAGCAACGCGGCAGCCATCGCCGTCAGCCTTCCCCAGGACTCGGCAGTAGCCTTCCCCATCGGGGCCTGGATCGACTTCCTGATCATCGGCGCTGGTTCTGCGACATTCGGCGCGGGCACTGGAGCAACGGTTAACGGAGCCACTCTAGTCGCTCCGCAATGGCGACGAGCGGTAGCAATCAAGCGGGCGGCAAATACCTGGACCATCGATATCGCTGCCCCCTCTGGTGCTTCGGGTATTCCCGAAAGCCTCATCAACGCCAAGGGTGATCTCCTCGTCGGTCTAGCCGATGACTCGGTGACTCGTCTTCAGGCAGGTACCAACGGCCAGGTCCTCTCTGCCGACAGCGCGGAGGTGACCGGTCTGAAGTGGATCCCTGCACCGAGTGGCGGTGGCGGCGTCGTAGCTACCGCTATCCCTGCCATCGACGAGTGGGTACCGTCCCCGTTCATCACTGCTATCAGCGCGGCGGCGAAGATTCCTGGTGGCCCGCCAATCTACTTCCCCTACATGCCGGGGACGTACGACGCGACGCTCTTGAAGATCACGACCATCGGCGGCGTCGGGGACACGATCACGATCCGACTTCTCGAAGTGGATCCGACGAACTTCCGTCCCTCGACGACGGTCATCTCGACGGTGGTGTACGATCCCACCGCCGTGGGCATCATCACAAAGCTCCTCGATGCTCCCATCTCCATTCCTGCCGACGGTCTCTACATCGAAGCCGAGGGCAGTGCCTCGGTCGCACGAGTCTGGGGCGTGATCGCCACGGGCGGACCGACCCCGCTCATCGGCACAGACACCGTCGGCGGCAGGAGCAAGGCCATGCTGGAGGGTACCACCTTCTCGACTGCAGTTGCACTTAGGAGACTGACATGAGCTTCCGTACCTACGACGCCGAGGGTGTCCTCCGAGAAATCTGGGACGACGCGACACGCACGTACCGCACTTACGACCCTGCCGGTGTGCAGCTCTCCACTCGCCCGTACACGACGGAAGAGAACGCTCGCGCGGTTGCAGAAGCCACGCAGCTCACCGAAGCAACCAACAAGGGCGCGATCGAAGCGAACATCGTGCAGGACCTCGCGGCGATGCAGACGATCATCGACACGGCAAACGCGACAATCAATGCGTCACCGGCAAGCTACATCAAGGACATTGCTCGCGCTATCCGTCGCCTGGACCGCATGGCCCTGGCTAAGTTCGATGGAGTTAACTGACCATGACTTATGGAGGTTCGGGTTCCAGCGTTTATGGTGTGGGAGGCGGAGTCTTTGGTGTCTCTGAAGAGGGAACCGATCCCGAACCCCTGCCGGTAGTATCAAACAGCACTGGCATCCAGCTTCAGATCTACAAGTACGACGATTACACCACGCCCTATGGCATCCTGCCTTTCCGTAAGGCTCCCACCGCTCTCGCTGAGATGAAGGCAGTGGGTGGCGGTTCTTTCGCCATTTCCCGTAGTGACCCTAAGATCGTGAAGGATCCTCTCCTTCTCAAGGGTCGCAATATGTGCAAGCTCCTTGTCGACGGAACGCCTGTAGGCGCCTTCCTGATCGGTGATAAAGAATCGATCATCGTCGGGGCGGGAGAACGCTCAGAGATCGCTTGGAAGCCTGCAGGCCCCGGCCTGAAGCAACTGTTCGATGATGCGCGCGTCGAACCGTTCGGGGGAATCAAGCAGACATCCAGTTCCACACGATACTTCAACTTCGCCAGCGAGGTCGGTTCCTGGTACAACTCGGCAAGCTGGATCGCTCCTAACGTCTTTAGCACGGTGGGTTCCAAGACCCACTATGAGATACCGAACAAGTGGCCCTCGGGTGCCAAGAACGCTGAGTGGATCTGGGGTTCCGCTTACAGTGCGACCATGCCCTATGGGGATGTATACTTTCGCTACACCATCACACTGGCTTCATCTGGTCGGTATGCCATCTACAGTTCGGTAGACGATGTATTCCAGTTGTACGTCGATGGTGAGCAGATCGCCAAGAGCTCGGAGAAGTCGGCCTCCTGGCGAGAAGCTACTCGAGTAGAAATCGACCTCACCGCAGGTAGTCATGTGATTGCCTACCGCGCACACAACTTGAATGCCCCTGGATATGAGGGCCCGGCTGCTCTGGCCATGGCGATTGCCAAGATTACTGGTACCGACAAGGAATCCTTCGTAGGTAGGTCCCAGTCCTCTGGCTGGAAGGTTCTTGCATACCCGGCCGAGGCTCCGGGATGGTCGCCCGGTGAAGTGCTGAGTGACCTCATCGCTGAGGCAGTAGCTCGAGGGGTAGAGTCCCTTACCTACCTGACCAAAACCTTCACTAACACCCTCGACTCCAATGGAGTACCCTGGCCTACATCGATGTACGGCGAGTGGAGCTTCGCAGTAGGTGAGTCACTTCTCTCGGTAGTGAGTAAGCTCGAGGAAGCTTCGGTCGACATCTGGATCGACCCTGATACCCTCGAACTCAACATGCTGCCCGTACGAGGAGTAGATCGTACCCAGTACCAGGGTGGCAGTTACTCAGTTCGTCGCACTAACCGCATGACGAAGCCGATGGGTGACACGGCGACGGACATTGCAAACTTCTTCGTTGCTAACTCTGCGGTCATCGCTTTCGACTCCGCTACTAAGGGACTTCGAGTCACGGCTACCGCTGGGGGAGTGGGAGACTCTGGGGTAAATCTGGCTGGCAATGTTGATTACCAGGTCGGAGTTCAAACTTATACCGTCAGTATGGATGTCATTGGGGTAGTTGCTGATGGCTGGCGACTTAGTGCTCAAGGAAGCTGGGTTACAACACATGTTAATAGCCCTTATACTTCTGTAGGAGTAGGTCAAACCAAGCGACTGTCGTTCACCTTCACCACCAACAGCTCTGCTAGGGGCACCGTCTATTTACTTCGTCAGACTGCGGCACTTAACTCTACGGCAATTATCAAGAACATTGTCTTTGAGGTTGGCAGTGTCGATAATGGGGCGCTCAGTGGTGACCTTCCTGATACCCCCTCGGCGCAAATTGCCTGGGCCGGTACCCCTAACGCGTCGATGACCACTCTCGCTACTCGCACGATTACTGCTACTCCCATCGAGTTCAAACTGGGTAAGCACCTTCGAACTGCGTCGACTCAGAGCAAGGCGAAGATCAAGAACGACCTCCTGCTTAAGACAATCGAGGGATGGGTAGAAGCTTCTGACTCGGCTTCGGTAGGAATCTATGGTCGCCTCGAGTCAACCCTTGATACGAATGTTCCGGCTGTTTTCGCCGGGAAAATCGCCAGCCTGGTATTCGCTCAACGAGCTCGAGAAGAAGAGGGTGCCAGCTACGACCTTATCTTCGATGAGTATGTACCGTTCGTAGACTTCAACATTGGTGACTGGGTGCTGGCCCCTAACGATCGTGGAGTACCTGTCCCTCGCCGGGTGATGTCGATCGCCGTCACTGAGAACGATGCTGGCCGCGTCATCTACACCATCGAGTTCGATACGATCTTCCGAAACAACGAGGATCGAATCAATCGGGTTATCGAGAAGCTCGGTGGTGGCGGGGTTGGTGGTTCGCTGGCAAACGTCTCCGGCTCGACCCCTGGTGTGGGACAGCCGATCGTCATTCCGCCGCCTGCTACCCCGGCAGTCCTTAAGCCCATGGCCCCTACGGGGCTTGCGGTAACTTCCAACGTCGGTTACTGGACTCCCAATGGAGTTACGGCCAGCGGTCAGGTGGTACTTGACTGGAACCCTGTTACCCAGAACACTGACCTGACGGCAACTACCCCGACGTACTATGAGGTATGGGGCTGGCGAAACGGTAGCTCGAACTTCGTAAGCTATGGCTTTGTAACCTCGTCGGACATCACCATTCGGGCCCTGGTGCCAACCGATCAGTGGGTTTTCCAGGTTCGAGCGATCAACGAAGATACTACTCCCTCCGACTGGTCGGCCTCGGTATCCTTCACCGTCGCGGGTCCGACCGTTCCGATGGGGGCCCCCTCCACACCTACGCTTGCAAGCGAGCTGGGTCTTCTGATCGCTGCCTGGAATGGGCAGATTGCAAGTGCCACTCCTCCGCCTCAGTTCCGATACCTTTATGCCGAGGTTTCCACCGCAGCAACTGGTCAGCCCTGGGTTCGTAAGGGTAACGTTCTTACTGGTGCGGGTCAGATCAGCATCCCCGGTGAGACCATTGGCGCACAGCGATGGGTTCGATTCACCGCGGTTGACGGAGCGGGCATCCTTTCGACGGTATCCGCCACGGCGGGTCCGATCACGATTACGGGGGTTGACCTCGGCGATCTTGACCCGGCGATTGAAGCAGCCATTGAGGCTGCCGAGGAAGCGGCCAGGGCTGCAGCTGAACAGTCGAACATGCTCAGTGACGCCAGCTTCGAACTCAACACTTCGGAGTTCTGGACGCTGGGCTCAGGGGTCACGAACGTTACTACGCTGCCTCGTACTGGTACTCGTCACCTTCGCCTGCCGGCAACAACAGTTGCTCGAGAGGGTTTCCAGTATAATCGAGTCCTCCCCTGCCAGCCTGGTGACACCTTCTACTTCCGGATGTACATCGATCCTCAGACGACGGTTCCTGATGATGGCCTCGTGATCCGAGTGATGTCGGGAGCAACTACTGCTCTCGGTACCATTACTGAGGTTGAGGGTTCTGGTGAGCTGATCACTGCCGGTTACATCATGGTAATGGGTAGCTGGACAGTGCCTGAGGGAATCAACTACTTCAAGCCCCAGGTTTGGATCGCTGACACCACTAACACTTCGGTATACTTCGTCGATGACTTCCGACTGCTGAAGATGGTCAGTGGGGTTGACATCGTCGCAGGGTCGGTTACTGCTGACAAGGTCGCGGCGAACTCGATCGTCGCTGAACACTTGCAGGCTAACTCGGTATCGGCTGAGAAGATTCAGGCTGCCGCCATCATTGCCGAGAAGATCGCAGCAGAAGCAGTAACGGCAGAGAAGATTGCCGCCAATGCCATCATTGCAAACCACATTCAGGCGGGCGCGGTTGAAACTAACCACCTATCGCCTGCGGTTGGTGATGAGCTCAACATCGCGGGCAACGTTACCATCGTCGCCACCCAGGACACGATCGCTGGTGTGGAGACTAACCTGCAAGGAACTCAGGATAACCTGACAGAGATGCAGACTTACTATGCCTTCGGTGCTGAAGGTGCGGTAATCTCTAGTCCCGGCTCGGTTTTTGCGACAGCTATTCGCAGTGATAGAATCGAGATGTTGGAGAACGGGAACGTCGTCTCCTACTGGAATTCTGGTACCATGTATGTTAACCAGTTCGTTGGGGAAAAGGTTACACTTGGTAATCACCAGCTGGAGAAGTTCGGAACAGGAACGGTGGTGAGGGCTCTTGGCTAGTGCTTCAGATGCATTCAGCGGTCGGTCTCAGTACTCGCTGGTTCATACGGTCAATCAGCACTCACAGAACATAGGTAGTAACTACTCTGCTCTGCAGGTAGACCTCAGGATCAATGAGACCTCGAGCAATGGGTCGTACTCGCTGTCTGCTGCCTTGACCTGGTCCTGGAATGTACATGGTCAGACGGCCTCGGGCAGTACAACCTATGACTTCCGAAACTATGACGTTTTGGTTCTCTATAGCGCTAACCCCGCTATCAACGTAACTCACAACGCCGATGGTAGCCTGAACATCAACTTCTCGGCATCCGCTGGTGGTGGCACTCTAATTGGTAGTGCATCATGCTCGGGCTCCATGGGTCTGACTACAATCCCCCGAGCATCCGTCCCTACGGCTGACGGCGATAACATCTTCAACGCTGGTGAGACAATCACCATCGTGACCAACCGCGCTAGCACAAGCTTCACTCATAACATCGAATACTTCTTCGGCAATGCATCTGGCACCATTGCCAACGGCGTCGGGGCTTCGACCACCTGGGCCGTTCCGCTGACCCTCTTGAACCAGTTCCCCAACTCTGCCTCGGGTTCGGGATTCATCAGAACCCACACCATCGTCAATGGCAGTTCTATTGGTCACAGTGATGTTGGCATCGTTATCGGAGCGCTGTCTACGGCAGTTCCGGACTTCACAACGATCACCCATTCTGAAGCTACCACTGGCGTTGCCTCGAATGTCGGGGCTTATGTTGAAACCATCAGCAAGTTGGCTCTCGCCATTACTGGTGCGGCAGGTTACTATGGGTCAACCATCACCTCCTACAAGATCGAGATCCTCAAGGGTTCTACGATTCTCCAGACCATCAACTCTTCGTCTGGCACTTCTCTTCCCCTCAGTGCTGATGGAACCATTACTCTTCGCGGCAAGGTAACTGACTCTCGAGGTCGAAGCACTACCAAGACGGTCAGCATTACCGTCCTCAACTATGTGCCTCCTACGATCACAACCGCAACGGCTCGGCGAGCGCTTTCCGGGGGCACAGTCGACGAGGATGATGGCACGTACATCCGGGTTGACCTGAACGCTGCGGTGCAGTCGCTGATGAATACCACTCAGCGTAACGCGCTTAACTACCGACTGTCTACTCGAACTCGAGGTACCTCAACCTGGACGGTAAAGAGTACCGTTACTCCGGGTGGTCTCACGTTCAACAGCAATGTTTTGCTCACCGGACCTTACGCCATCACCACTGCCTATGAGGTCAAGGTGGAGGTCTACGACGACTTCATCACCACCGCCACGATTCTTCAGGTTCCGGTGGCTGCCATCTTCATGCACTGGGATGCTGAGCTCGGTGTGGGATTCGGCAAGTTCCGCGAGAATGGCATGGTCGATGTCGCCGGTGATATCTTCTCACGGAATGGGGCAGTGGCTCCAATCGGTTCTGTCGAGATGTGGATGACTGACACTCCTCCAATGGGTTGGCTACTGATGCAAGGTCAGGCAGTATCTCGAGTGACCTATAGCATTCTGTATGCGCTCTGGGGTACAACCTTTGGTAGCGGTGACGGTTCTACGACATTCAACCTGCCCAACCTTAAGGGTAGAGTCCCGGTGGGTAAGGATACCGGTCAGACAGAATTCAACGCTCTCGGTGAAACTGGTGGTGCGAAGACCCACACGCTATCCGTGGCGGAGATGCCTAGCCATACCCATGATAACGGGTTAATTCGCACCACTGCAGCTGGCAGCATCACGACCGGTACCGGCATCCCCCCGCACAACAACGCCCCCACTGGGACATGGACGGACCCGGCGGCCACCGGAGGTGGTGGCGCGCACAACAACCTGCAGCCGTACCTCGTAGTTAACTGGATCGTCAAGGCCGCGTAAGAGAGGAAATACAGTGGCTACTACTACCGAACACATCTCTGCTCGATCCGATGGTGACCTCATCGCTCGAACCATCGCCACCGCAGAAATGCTGGGGGTTCCTAATGCCAACAACTGGGTTCAGCAGAACATGGGTCTGGTTGTCGGTATCGAGGTCGATGCCGGACAGAGCATGGCCGATGTTTATGCCTATGCACTGAGCGTGCGAAACGCGGCGATTGCTGCCTTGCCTCCGTTGCCCGGTGCTAACCTGAGTGCCGTCACGGACACCCACATTCAGACCGCCATCCAGTCTTTCTTTCCCCCGGCCGGACCGACTGAATGACGCGATGAGTCGATGATCAGAGCGATCTTGCAAGGGGCTCAGAGATGGGCCTAATCGCCTCGACCATATGACTTCGAGTCATTTATCGTCTCGATATCGCGGCACACATGACTAGACCCCCCAGGGATTCGGGTTCACCTGGAGGGTCTAGCTGTTTGTCGGGGGTCGAGAATTACTCCTCGAGCTCCTCCTCGTCGCCGGCCTCGGCCTCAGCGGCTGCCTTCGCCTCGGCCTTCTGGGCCGCCTTCCGAGCCTTGAGGGCGTCGAGCTTCGCCTTCTTGTCGGCATCCAGCTCGCCGTTCTCGAATGCCTCGATGATGACCTCGACGCGGGGGTCGTCCGCACCATCGAACTCCCAGCGCTGACGGTTGCCGGCGATGATCTCGCGGTCGAGTCGGCCGTCACGGGCGAGCTTGCGGAGGAGGATGCGGAGGTCGCGGGTCTTGACCACCTTGCCGGTCTTGGTCTTGATGAGCTCGGCGACGTCAGCGACACCGAACGTCTCGACCTCCTCGGTGACCTCGGGCTCCGGCGCCGGCGTTGCCTTGACGGTTGCCTTGGCGGTGGACTTCTTGGCAGCAGCCATGATTATTCCTTCGTTTTGGGGTCAGTTGCTCAGTTGAGCTTGCATGTACAACTATATATCGACTCAGCATGGCTGTCAAGGAAGAAGAGAATGGCATCTCGACCGTTGACTTGGTTATCACGCGCATATATGATGAGGGTATGCGAAAAACTGCGCCCGAGGATATCCGAGAGGTTGCCATCGTGACCCTCGATAAGTGCCCCACTGATCAGTCATGGTTGAAGGTGAGAATCGACGTCGCTCTCGGATACCTCAAGCCCAAGATCAAGTACTGCGACACGTGCGGTGCAGTGAAGGAGTTGAGTCGTGGGTAGCAGATACCTGCTCATCGAGTTCGACGATGAGGAATCAGCAGTCAAGTTAAGGGAGAAGATCGATGCCGCTCAAGGTAAGCGCTTCCGAGTCGTCGGACTCTTCGCGAAACCTACTGCGTATTGCCAGTGCGGAGTTGAGAAGTGGACTACCACTAAGGCTAAGGCTGCGACTACTAAGCGCGGCCGCCGTTTTGGGTGGTGGGTTTGTACTGAATGTAAGCGACCGGCTGCGTCAATCTCGGGACTAGTGAACTTGGTCGCGCCAAGTGATATCATTAACCCGCAGACATTCGACCTCGGCAAGGGCCCGTTACACTTCGTAATTGAAAGCCTGAGCGCACGATCATGGAGAGCCAATGGACGAGCTTCCAACTAAGCCGGCTGCCTACTGGAATCCCAGTGACAACCTGAGCAAGGTTTACTACCTTCGTAAAGATGGTAGTGGCTGGTGGATGGATGGTAACCACATCGATCCCGCGATCATCCCTCTGGACGGCCTTCGATTCCTGGCAGACTACCAGTGAGTCGCGTCTATAAGCCCAAGAAGAAGCCGTATGCCCATCAGGTCCGGGCGATTAAAGCGGCTCTGAAGCATTACCGCGAGGGCAACCAGGGCTTCGCTCTGTTGATGGACCCTCGAACGGGCAAGACCAAGGTCGCCGTAGATGTGGCGTCAATTCTGCACGAGTTCGAGGAAGTTAATCGTGTTCTCGTGGTCGGGCCCGTCGTCGCCATTCAGGTGTGGAAGGAGCAGCTCGAAGAGAATTGCCCCGTACCATACCGCCTCGTCATCATGGACAAGGATGGTCGTAAGAACGGCGCGATGCCTAACTATGGCAAGAACATCCTCGACATCGTGATCGTCAACTATGATGCCTTCTCCACACCGGGCGAGCTGATGTACTACAAACGCGGACCCAATAAGGGTCAGCCCATGCTCGACAGGGAAGGTGTCCATCGTCGATCCACCAGAGCTGGTGGGCGATATGCCATGAAGGACATGGTGCTAAAGTGGCAGCCTCAGATGATCATCCTCGATGAGAGCCACCGTATCAAGTCCCCCTCTGCTAAGAAGACAACGGCGCTTCTTTCCATTGCCGATCGATCCCCTGATGCCAAGCGCATGATTCTCACTGGTACTCCGGTGACTAAGAGCAAGCGCCTCTTCGACATCTATGCTCAGTGGCGATTCGTAAACCCCCACCGTTTCGTCGATGACAATGGTGAGGCAATGAACTTCGCTGAGTTCAAGGCGGAGTATGGCCGTTGGCTTCAGAAAGAAAACTACGCCAAGTTCATCGGGCCTCGTAATACCAAGCAGTTGCATGACCTCGTCCATCTAGACAGCTTCAGCATTACCCGAGAAGAATGTTATGACCTCCCCAAGTCCACTCCTCAAATCATCCCTATCGAACTCGAAGAGTCTGCCAAGGCATACGATGAGATGGCGGAGGATATGGTCGCGAGAATCCGCACGGGCGAGATCACTGAGGCTTCGATCAAGCTGGTACAAATTCTCCGGCTTCAGCAGATCACATCGGGGTTTGCCAAGACGGCACCGACAAAGCTTCATCCCAAGGGAAGGCTGGTGGCCATCGGATCGGAGAAGCTCAGGGTTATACAGGATCGTCTCGAAGATCTTATGGAAGCTGACGAGAAGGTAGTCATAGGTGCTCTCTTTAAGGCTGACATCGCTCGCCTCATTAAACTGGGTAAGAAGCTCGGTGTACCTACATTCGCTATCCACGGTGGTGTCAAGCAGGCCGACCGCGCACCGATCCCCAAGCAATTTGCCAAGGTGTCTGGAGGCGCCATCTTCATCGGTCAGCCAGCCGCTGCTGGAGAGGCTATCGATCTATCCGCGGCTAGCATTCTGCAATGGTACAGCCTCCCATCCTCATGGGTCAACTTCAAGCAATTCTCCGACCGAATCGCCCTGAGCCAGAAGCCCACCTTCCATGAGTTCTATCTCGCACGTGGCACCGTCGATGAGGAACGATACACAACCCTGCTCGAGGATAGTGACATCGGTAAGAAAATGATTCAGTCACCCGAGCGTCTGCTTCGTATCGGTCAATCCCTGGATAACGCAGATAAGATGCACGCGGCTCTGGACCTGTTCAAGAATACGGTTCATTGACTCGAAGATTCGAGAATGGTATACTCTATATATGCCAGCCAATAAGGTTTACGGGGTACCGCTCGGTGCCCGATTCAAGTCCGAAGATGGAAGCGTCATCCTCACCGTGACGGAGTTCATCTCACCCAAAACCATGACTCAGGAGTGGCAAGCTCGAGTCACCACCGATAGCGGTATCCCCGCCATCATCGACGTCAAGGACCTCAAGGGTTCCGGATACGAAAGGGTAGTAGAATGAGAGCTCGCGATCTGTACGAGATGATCGGGGATAAGACCTCTGGCGATGACTTCATCAAGGTCATCACTCCTCAGGGCACGGACGTCGAGATCGTCGACATCATCCGTGACCCCGAGAAGAACATCTCTTACCTTCAGACGAACGGATGATCATCGTCGAAGGCCCTGACGGCTCGGGCAAGACAACCCTGATCAAGAACATCCTCGACGCTTACCCCGATCTGACGGTCGCTCCTCGAGTGGTGAGCAAAGAGACGAACGACCTGGTCGATCTTCAGCAGTGGGTCGATCAGAATCTTGCTGAGGGATTCCAGTACACCCTCTTTGATCGATACCGACTCATCAGCGAGTTCATCTACGGCCCCGTACTCCGCAAGGAGCAACGAGCGGGCTTCACTTCTCCAGCTTGGGTACATGGTTCGCTTCGTCGATTCTACCAGCTAAAGCCGATCATCATCTACTGCCTGCCACCGCTCAGCGTAGTGAAGATGAACATCGCGGGCGACGAAACGAATCGCGCGGTGTGGGATCATGTCGAACAGCTGTACACGGCATACCTTCAGCGGGCCTCCCTCGACGTGATTCATGCCGGCGCTGTCGTCTATGACTACACTGTCTGGAGCGATCGAGACCCTCTCGGTCCTCTTTACCTCCCACTCAACCGAGCTCAGGAAAGGGCTTTCCTATGACCACCCTCCAGTACTTCCTCGATCAGCAGAGCGAGCTTCAGGGGAAGATGCCATCGCCGCACCCGATTAATCTCTTCCTCAACGCCTTCGACTCTCCCGAGTTCGCGCTTCTTGATGAGGAGGGCAACTACGAGAACACCGATGAAGATCGCAAGCCGCTGATCGATTTCCTTCACTGGAACGTCACCGCCCTGACCGACGAGCTGCATGAGCTGCTGGGCGAAATCGGGTGGAAGCCCTGGGCCAAGTCCCGGCACATCAATCTCGAGGCCGCACAGGGTGAGGCCATCGATGCTCTGCACTTCCTGCTCAACATCTTCCTGGGGCTGGGCATGGATGCAGAATCGGTCAAGCTCGCCTACGACAACAAGCACAAGAAGAACGAGAAGCGACAGGAGGAGGGTTACGACGGGGTCAGCACCAAGTGCCCTGGCTGTAAGCGGGCCCTCGACGATGCCGCTGTCTTCTGCTACATGTACGAGGGTGAGGAGCACGAGAATCTGCTTCGCTCGTACCCCATGTCAGCCGAGGGTACTCGGTTCTTCCACTGCTCAGTGACCGACGGTCTCTACAAGGCGGTGCAGGCATGAAGCATTACCACACCCACACCATGACGCAGCTTCACGATGCTCTCGTGGATGGACTGCTCTTCGGTACTCCCGATAGCCTCGACCTCATCAGTTCGGTGGATGTATCCGAGCACATGGTGATCGCCGAGTGCGACTCGATGGAGTGGGACTTCGACCTCAAGACTTCGTGGCTGACCAAGCAGCGATGGTCGATGCTCATTCGTCAGTACATCGATCCGCAGGACCTCGAGACCTGGATCGGTCGGATCACCTCACGTATCGGTCTGAAGGAACGCGGCATCGCAGTCATGCGTACCAAGACCGTCAAGCCTCGCGGTGGTGAGGCAACCGGGCATCAGAACAAGCAGACTCGTATCTGGGGCGCGTGCATGCTGAGCTTCAGCTACAAGGCCAAGCCCTACCCGACGCTGACTCTGCACAGCCGCACCTCTTACATGGGGTACATCGCGGGGCTCGACCTTTCGGTCGCATATGTGATCGGCAAGTACCTGGCTCAGGAACTCGGGATCGATGTGAAGAAGCTGCGCTTCGTCTGGATCAACGAGGCAACGCAGTGGCACTTCTTCAAGTCGGTGAGCTATGTGCTTACCAGCCCTGACGATGAGCGGTCGCAGCTGTTCCGTAAACTCATCCTGGCTCCCTCGTCTGAGCTGGATAGAGAACATAAGCGTTTGATCATCGACCACCCGGCGATCCGAGGATCGAGGAAGTGGTTCCAGAAGGTGGTCGCTGAAGATGAGGCAGGTCGCACTTACGGGGCGCTGACCTATAACACCTTCCGCCGAGTCATTCGCCGGTACCATACCGAGGTGCATGGCTACGAGTACGCTCAGCAGTTCGAAGGTTGGGAGTACTACAAGCGCGGCCCACTCAAGGGTGAGGAGAAGGAGTTCTTCACCGCATACAAGCCGCTGCCCTCGGTGCATGTCGATGAGCTGGACTTCGAACGAATCGGGATGCCGATCAACCGTAGGTATGGAGATCCATTCGTCGGAGGGGGCGACGATGACGAGGATGACGATGAGTGATATGATCTAACTACCGCATGACGATATCTCGGCATCATTAGAGACGACTCAGAGACCTAAGGGACTACTTCCATGATCATCGCTTCGCAGTTCGACAATCTCAACACGAACCTGCCCCTCACCTTTCGGGTACTATTCGAAATGTTGGAGCGGAAATTATTGGAGCAGCCAGCGGTGGACTTGGGGGAGTGGCAAAGTCAATCAACAGATGCCAAGATGCGAGAGTTGCTTCATGTCGTCTTCCAGTGGCAGATGCCGCAGACGAAGGAAGAACTGGCTCGTGAGACGGGGGCTCGTTTGCCTTGGGCCGAGGATCATTTCCTTGAGCGCGTAGGTGGCGAGCCCCTCAATCCGAGCCCGAGCGAGGCCTGGTGGCCGTTCGCCGCCAAGAAAGAGGGCACGAACGTCGCTCACAAGAGTGAGGGTGAGGCATTCAGTCACACCTACCCCGAACGCATGTGGCCGAAGAATGCGGGCCAAATCCAGGGATACAATCGATCCCTTTTCACAAATGGTGAGATGCGGGGTATCCGTTTCGACTATGGCGATCTGCGCGATGTTGTGAACCAACTGTTCAAGTCACCGCTGACTCGGCAGGCATACCTCCCCATCTGGTTCCCGGAGGATACCGGAGCAGTCCACGGCAAGCGGGTCCCTTGCACCCTCGGGTATCACTTCATCATCCGCGATGGTGTGCTCGACATCAGCTACTTCATGCGCTCGACCGATCTTCTCAGACACTTTCAGGACGATGTCTACCTCGCCGTTCGACTTGCCCAGTGGGTAGTAGGGGAAGTCAATCGACTCTGGGAATACAAGTACAACGAGCCTCAGCAGTATCCGCTCGAGGTCGGCAAACTGATCTTCCACACCGCAAACATGCACATCTTCGACCAGGACGTCGAGATGATCAAATACTGGAACTCCCAGGGAAAGCTTTGGTACTGATATGCTTTGGTGGCACAAGTGGCGGCACTTCGTTACGATGACGAGGGTCTCTGTTCCGATGTTCGATATGTCCGCTCGAGGCGAGCTGTATAGGTGCAGCTGCGGAAAGACCTGGGCCAAGTGATGGAAAGGATCAGCCGTGAACAGATGCTCATGGAGGTCGCTGAGGTTGTCGCCCGTCGCGGCACTTGCTCGCGTGCCCAGGTGGGGGTGGTCTTTGCTCGCGATGGTCGTATCCTCGCTACTGGCTATAATGGTGCTCCTCGTGGTATGGCCCATTGCGTACACCTCCCCGACGAAACAGAGGGATGTAAGATCGTCGAACACGCCGAGCGAAACGCCATCGCCTACGCAGCCCGAGAAGGTATCAGGCTTGGTGACAGTGATGCCTACTGCACCCATGCGCCCTGCCTTGACTGTGCACGCTCGTTGCTTAACGTGGGTATCGGATCTCTACGATTTAAGGTACCCTACCGCCTGACCGCTGGTGTGGAATTACTCCGCGCACAGGGGATTGAGGTAATTGACCTCTCGAGTTCGAAGGTGGTATAATACAATCGTGCTTGAGCTTTCAACCCTGCCCGACATCTGCGAGGTATGTGGCAACCATGACCAATCATCCTTCTCAGTGGGACCTCTCGATGCTGAAGTCGTGGTTGTTACTAACAGAAAGAGCTCGGGACGATTTCAAGATGCTCTCGATCTCCAGCTCAAGGAACTCGGGCTCGACGTATCGAAGATCCTCTTTACCCCCGTTATTAAGTGCCGGGAGTTCGATACATCACTTACTACACGGCAGCTCAAGGAACATGCGGCTAAGTATCTCATCCCGGAGATACAAACCCGAAAGCGGAAGCACATCCTTTGTTTGGGAAATGAGGCTCTGCAAGCCGTTGTGGGTAAGTCAGGCATCACCAAGTATAGGGGCAAGTTTTTCGAAGCCCTTGGTTCTGACGTCATGTCTACCCTCTCTCCCAGTGCTATCAATCGCAACCCTGGGCAGCTCCCCGGATACATTGCTGATCTCCGACTATTCGCTAACCGCGTGCTCGAACGCGACAACAAGTTTCCTCAGCCCAAGTATCTTATTGCGGATACCAAGGAAACACTGAAGAAAGTATTCCGCATCCTCGAGATGACGGATGAAATCTACATCGACATCGAAACGAACGGCGGTGAGTACTATGAGCCTGAGGCGAGAATGGTTAGTCTTGCTGCTACTTGCGTTATACGCAAGCCTGACGGGAGCATGGGTCGCACTGTCTTTGCTGTACCTCTATATCATCCCCAGTCCCCTTGGCGTAGTCGCTGGCAGTATATCCTGGACCTTATTGGCCGGCATGTTAAGCGCATCCGTAAGGTGGTTGCTCACAACGCCTCCTTCGATTGCAAGTGGTTGATCTGGTGCGGGATTAAGCTTTATCCATCCTTCGATACGATGCTCGCCATCGCCCTGCTCAATGAGAACGTGCAGAAAGGGCTCAAGCCTCAGGCGATGGCGCGCCTCGGTGTTGAGGCATGGGGTATCGACACGGGCAACCTGCTGAACTACCCGATCAAAGAAGTTCTTCACTACAATGTTCTCGACACCTGGTACATGTACTGGGTGAAGCAACAGTTGGTCGAGGAGTTCAAGGCCGAACCCCGACTTGCCCGTATTTTCAAGTTCGAGACGATGCCGGCACAGCGTGACCTGATCGACTCTGAGATACGCGGGGCATGGATCGATGTCAAGCGACTGAAGGAACGCAAGCCGATTGCCGAGCAGAACCTGGCAGATGTCGAGGCCCGCATATATGCTGCCGCCGAGCTTGACAAGGTGCCTGCGGATGTATGGCCCACCGATGCCAGGGGCAAGCCGCTACCCGTTAACTTCAATGCCTCTAAGTTCGCACGATGGATGCTGTTCGAATGGCTCGAGATGCCAGTGCTCGAACGGGGCAAGGTAAAGCAGGATGGCTCGCCTGGTGACCCGAGCATGGCAGAGGATGTAATCAAGCATCTTCAGTCAGAGTATAAGCATGAAGCCCTCCAGGGTATGCTTGATAGAGTTACGAAGCAGAAGCACCTCAGCTCGTTCTTCAACCCATACTCGGAGCTCTACGATGATAACCATAGAATTCACACGAACTTCAAACTCGCAGGAACCGTTACGGGACGTCTTAGTTCTGGCAAAGCGGATGAAGACAAGATCTCCGGTTCTCGGGGTAAGATGCGAGGTGTCAATCTTCAACAGGTACCAAGAGATCCATTCATTCGGGGTCTATTCGGGGCGCCGCCTGGCTGGACATTCGTGGAGGCTGACTATAGCCAGATCGAGCTGAGGATCGCCGCATTCATGGCGGATGAAACCACGATGAAGCATATCTATGCTACTGGTGGCGACATCCACTTGATGACTGCCGCTCGAGTCACTGGGCTGCCTGAATCTCAGGTGACCAAGGAGATTCGAAAGGTAGTCGGTAAGCCGGTTAACTTCGGCTTCCTCTATGGCATGGGCTGGCGCAAGTTCATCGAGACTGCCTTCAGTAGCTATGGCTCGATCTTCACCGAGATGGAAGCTCAGGCAGCCCGTATCGCATACTTCGACCTCTACCCCAAGTTGCCCGCATGGCACGCAAAGCAGCGACGCCTGGTCAACAAATATGGCCGGGTGGTATCGCCCCTGGGTCGCATTCGTCATCTGCCCGACATCTATTCGCCTGATCAGGGGGTACGCGCTGAAGCCGAGCGACAGGCGATCAACTCTCCGGTACAGGGCTTCGGTAGTGACCTGGCAGTCATCGCCATGATCGAGATTAACCGAAAGCTTCGTGAGCTCGGGTGGGATCAGTTCGCTCACTGCCTTGGCTTGGTGCACGACGCTATCAACTTCGAGATTCGAGACGACTACGTCGCACGAGTGCTGCCGATAATCAAGGACAGCATGGAAGATATGCACCATGTTTACAAGCGATTCGGTACGGTGGTCGATATCCCGATCGTTGCAGATGTCTCAGTCGGTCAGCACTGGGGTGACAAGGTAGAACTTTACCACGATCAGGTCTACGCATACGAGCAGTCATACAAGTATGCTAAGGCAGCATAGGATGATATGATGGATAGCATGAATTACCGAGAGTCCCTCATCTGGGCAGCAGGCGTCATTGAGGGGTGTGGAGTTGTCGCTGTCACGATCGAGCAGGGGCCGACTCGCATGTATCATGCAATCGGTCTCCTAGCCGTCACTGGCAATCCTGATGTGAACGATCGACTCATCGATGCAGTCGGTAATGGCAATGTGATCATGGCGCCGACAGGCGATCCCTGCTTTGAAATCGGGGGTTATGCTGCGGTCCGCGGGTTCCTTGCCGACATCTGGAAGTTCTTGACTCCACGCAAGCGAGCCGAAATCAACGCCGAGCTGCGTAGGTACAAGCTCCTGAAGTCGGGGCAAATTGGTAGTTGATAGGGAATACCCCTGTTGATAAAATGATCATGCAGGCAATCGAAATGCAAAACCAAGGAGGAATGAAATGGCAATAACCCGCGACTGCGATCTCCACAAGCAGCAGGGCGAAACGGTCCCAGCGACTTACGACGCGAAGACCAAGCGAGGACCATGGGCTTATCTCTGCGATGAGCACATGAAGACCGACGCTCACCCCACCTACCTCAAGGGAGCTACCAAGCTCGCTGATGTTAAGGGGGCGTAGAGGTGAAGATCGCAAAGGAGCGCAAGTGGACGATTCGGGAGCGCTGGCAGAATGCCGACGAGTTCCTGATTCGTCGTGAAGAGCGCAGGGTTCTGAAGGAGGCCGCTGAGGGTACGCCCCTCCTGGTGCACAAGGTGCATCAGACTGCGGTGACCAAGTGGCTTGCTCGAGGCTGGGAGCTGATGCAGTCCCAGGGCGCAGGCTATGTGGCAGGGTCGATGATGGTCATTACCATCGATACCGCTACTCTTCGTGATCGGCTGGGTGTCTGAGATGACTCGGCATTACAAGTCCAAGGCGAAGCGTAGGTTCTGCGGTCGGCATAACAAGGTCATCTTCCGAGACGAACTCGATGCCAAGCTCGAGCTTGCCCGGCACCCATTCTTCGACACTGACCCTCAGCGCATCTACAAGTGCCCATTCGGCAATCATTACCACCTCACCTCGCAGCCCCAGAAAGGCGGTAAGTGATGGCGCTTGCCCGGCTCCAGGCAAAACGACACTTGATTGATGACCTAGGGTGGACCGAAGAAGAATGGATTCGGTTCACCCTCTGGTTGGTAAAGCATGGAATAAGGCCCTTGAATACCCCTGAAGACTGGGTCAGGGTAGCGAAGGAGTGGGCACGATGAGCATGCCTAGGGGAGTATTTGTACTGGCACGCACAGGGTCAGGTCGACCCGCGCTTCAGCATCGAGTGCTGGAGACTGACATCGACACCACGGTATGTGGCCTCAACATGAAGCTATGGTCACGCTCATACAACAAGACCTGCTTCACTGCCATCTACTGCAAGAAGTGTGCGAAGCGATGAACACAAGGGGAGGTCAATGATGACTATGGACAATCTACCGGCTGGGCGTTACGTCGTCCATGAGAGCGGGGCAATCACCCATCCGGATGGCACGGCGGTTAGCCTGCTCGAGGAACAACAGAGGATCATTGCCGAGCGACTCTGGGCATGGCGAGCAGAACAGGCCCGGCTCCTCGAAGAGTGGGCGAAGGATCAAGGAAACGAGTAATTGACTGCCGCGTTCTAAGATGGTAGTATTGACTTAACTACTTACTCAAGGGACACGGCAATGGCTGACTCCGATCTTTTAGAGGATACTCGCGTCACTACGGTGACCGAGGATGGCGATCACGACCTCTTCGCTCACTACGCCCGAAGAACAGACATCGAACGCTCGATCTTCGATGGTGTGGAAATCACCGCACTCTGCGGAAAGAAATGGCGACCCTCTCGGGACTTCACCAAGTTCCCCGTCTGCCCCACTTGCAAAGACTTGTACGAGCAGCTCGACCGTGACTGAGCTGGCGCGGCTTGAGGCGCTGATGACGCCCGAGCATAAGGGACTTTACTTCGATGAGGAGCTTGGGAAGCGAATCATCACTCACTCGATGTTGAAGACATTCCGTCGTTGTGAGATGTGCGCCTACTTCAAGTACGTCCGTCGGCTCAAGCCCAAGATGCTCAAGAAGCCGCTCAAGCGAGGCACTTGGGTGCATGCGCTGCTCGAAGCTCAGGGCAATGGCAAGGACTGGCGGGGCGTTCACAAGCACTACAGTCACCAGTTCGATCAACTCTTCGATGAGGAGAAGGATTACTACGGTGACATGCCGACTGAGATCGGCAAGATCATGGAGTCCTACTCTTGGCACTACAAGAATGACCCCTGGACTTACGTCGCCAATGAGTTCACACTAGAATGCGAGTTTCCCGATGGCACTCTCTACCGTGGCAAGGTTGATGCGCTCATTGAGAACGAGTACGGGTTATGGCTTGTTGATCACAAGACACATCGAAGTCTGCCCGATCTGCAGTTCCGACTCCGAGACAGTCAGTCTGCTCTATACCTCTGGGCCGCCCGTGAAAATGGTCTTCCGGTGCAGGGCTTTATCTGGAACTATCTACGATGGAAGCCAGCCTCCACACCTAAGTTGCTAGTCAAGGGTGACCGCATCTCTGACTCGGCGTGCGATACCGACTACCCCACCTTCGTTCGGGCGTTGAAGAAGTACAAGGAAGAGAACCCCCAGTTCAAGATTCGCCCGCAGGATCGAGCCAAGGCAGAATACCTTAGAGGGCTTCAGTATCAGCACGGGGCGATGCAGACTTCCGAGTTCTTCCGCCGCGATATCCTCGAGAAGTCTGATGAGATGCTCGACCGAGTCATGCTGATGAACTACCGCACGGCACTGCGGATGCAGAACTATGACTTCGACGACACCGCTGCCATCGAGATGGCGGACCCTCAGCAGCGAGGATTCTTTGAGGACTACGAGGACCTTCACGTAGCCCACATCATGGGTGGTGACGTCGAGCGCATGATCCGACTGAACTACACCGAGGGTGATCCCAACGATTACTACCAGGACCGCGCCGGCGATGACGCGGACAAGGCCGCATAGGAAAGGGACGACAATGGCAGACTATAGCCGAGTACGAGATGACATGTCAGAGAGCCAGAGCTTCGCCGGCTACCAGGATAGAAAGGAACAGGCAGAGGATCTTCGTCCTCGCACCATCAGTGGTCAGATCGATCGACTCGGCCACTTATCGCAGCGCCTGGATGAGGCTATCGGGGTTCTCGAGGGGACGCTCGAGCCGATCCTGATGAAGAATGACCCGGAAACGACTGAGTCCTCTCGGGGTAAGAACGAGGAAATGAAGACAGACTGGAACAACCAGAGTCAGTTTGCCGAACAGCTAGAGAGCTTGGCTGATCGCCTCGAACGACGACTTCGTCAGATCCAGCGTCTTGTCGGTCGAGTGGACTTCTGATGCACATCCGCAGCATCATGGCTGGCATTCAACAGGCTAGCCCTGGGATGGCTATGGGTGTTGAACCCTCCATCGAGGAATACATGGTGTCGGATGACATCTTCATCACTATGGACGGAGTCGATGGGGTTGCTGCCCTGACTTCCGATGTGATAACCTTTCTGCATCGCCGCATGGGCCAGGTCCTGGACTACCTAGCGGTGAACATCGAGGGCATTCGTTACGGCCTCGTAGGTAAAGGCACAGTGGTCGACGGTCCCATGATCGATGACTTCAGCAAGAAGTTCGCGCACTTCCTTCAGCTCGAGATTACTAGGGAGAACAATGGCAACGGCCAAACCGAAGATTGACTTCGAGGCCCTGGCGGCTAAGCACATCACACGACCAGCCACGACCCGACGCATGCCCAAGTTCCTGGTCTATGGCCGGAACAAGAAAGGCAAGTCGACCTTCGCCCTGAGTGGGGGTGTGGAGCAGACCCTGATCCTGGACCCCGAGGATGGCACCGACGAGATGAAGTCGAAGAACCCTCATGTTTGGAAGATCGAGCGCTGGGAGGACATCGACGACGCGTTCAACTTCCTCAAGTATGGCAACCACCCTTACAAATGGGTGGCGGTCGATGGTCTCACTCGGTACGCCAACATGTCGCTGAAGTATGTGATGAAGCTTCAGGAGGAGAAGTCGCTCGACCGCATCCCGGGCATGGTGCAGTTGAAGGACTATGGCAAGAGTGGCGAGCTGATGAAGGATCTTCTGACGCGCTTCCATAACCTGCCAATGGGGGTCATCTTCACCGCTCAGGAACGCATGTCTGAGTCGTTCGACTCCGAAGAGGACGAGGATATCGAAGGTGCCGATGCGATCTTCATCCCTGACCTGCCCAAGGGTGTCCGAAGCTACGTCAACTCGATCGTGGATGTCATCGGTCGCATCTATGTAATTCGCAACGACGATGGCAAGGCAGAACGTCGCCTCTGGATCGGTGAGTCTCTCAAGTATGACACCGGGTACCGCTCGGACTTCGTGCTGCCTGACTACATCCCCAACCCATCCGCCCCGAAACTCACGCGGTTGATCCGCACTGGGAGCACTGCCGCACCGAAGGCAGTCGTAAAAGCCTAGGGAATGGAGAACCTTGGATCTCCACACCTGGCATGATAAACTGAATATCGACCACTCATAACAAGGAGAAAAAGCAATGGGTGCAACCGCACGCAACGTCGACATGACCAACGTCAAGGAGTCCTCGGGCTTCAACCAGTCTCGGGTCAAGGCCGGTGACTATCTCGCCATCATCTCTTCGGTGGCTGACGCCGTCGCTCCCGACAAGACCGATGCCTACGTCTTCGCGGTCAAGCTGAAGAACAAGCCGTCTTCGGTCTTCCGCTACTACTGCAAGCTCGATGAGAAGTCGCTCTGGAAGCTTCGCAACATCCTCGTCGCTGCCGGCAAGACGGTGCCGAAGAAGCGGTCGAAGGTCGACCCCAACCAGATCGTCGGTCGCCTCATCGGCGTCACGATCGAGGATGGCGAGGACTACAAGGACAAGGAGACCTCGGAGATCACGGGGGTCTTCCCGGCTTCGGAGATCGGCGATGAGACGCTGACCACCTCCTCGGACGACGATGACGACGACGCCCCTGAGGACGACGACGACGTCGATATCGACGACATGGACAACGGTTCGGTCGACGACGACGAGGCCGAAGAGGCTGAGGAGGAGCCCGAAGAGGAGGCTGAGGAGGACGAAGCTGAAGAGGCTGACCCCTACGAAGGTCTCGACCGCACGGCGCTGAAGCAGCGGATCAAGGCCCTCCAGGCCGACTTCAAGATCCTCACCAAGCACACCGACGACGACCTCAAGGGTTTCCTCGCCAAGCTCGAGTCGGCAGCGCCGGCCGAGGAGGAGCCCAAGCCGAAGCGCACCGCCAAGCCGAAGTCCACGGTCAAGGCCGCGGAGCTCTCGGACGACGATCTGGATGACATCGACATCGACGACATCTGAGACCTGCCGGGACTAGTCCCTCCGGCATGAACCCAGAGCCCCAGTCTGCCTCTCCTCGCGGGGAAACCCAGGCTGGGGTTTCTGGCGGACTCATGACCTTGCCGAACTCACTAGACCACTGATAGGATCATCCCATGACCCAGCCCGAGTCCCGACTTCAGCGCAAGATACAGGACGCCCTCAAGCTCGAGGGATGGTTCGTCTTCAAGGTTCATGGCAGCGAGATGATGATGGCGGGGTTACCTGACCTGATCGTATGCGCTGAGGGCTACTATATCGGGCTCGAAGTTAAGCTCCCCAGCACTCGGGATAATACCTCAGCGCGCCAGGATTATGTGCATGGGTTGATCAATGAGGCAGGCGGCCTGGCGACCGTGGTCTGCTCCCCCCAAGAAGCCCTGATGGTGGTTAAGAATCACCTCGTAGCAAGAAAGAGAAACCGGTGATCCGTCCCGAGAATCGTCCCGCCCCAGCCGCTCGAGTTACATCAGCGGGTGAACCCAGCTATGCTGAACTGAGCGAGGCCTGGGCACGAGGTCTGACCGAAAGTAACTTACGCGAGATGGCATACGAATGCTTGCGTACCCCTGAATCCTCGCGCGAAGACTACATGATGGATGCGCTCCGAGAGTATCAGCGGAGAGAAACCGCCGGTCTATTACGTGAGCAAAAGTCGACAGAATCAAACCTAAAATCCTCGAAGTCGAAGTCGCGCAATGATGCGCGCAAAGGGTCTCGGCAATCCAGGGTTTAATCTCGGCATCCTGAGGATATGCTTGATCATCATGCGCGCATCGATCGATCAATTGATCTGGGAAGCTGAACACGCGACACACCACTAGACCTCGACAAGGGGAGGGAGTCGAGGTCTAGTAGGAGTCAGTGGGCTGACTCAACCGGAGCTGGGGTCTCCGGCGGCTTTCGGTGTGGGAAGAAGTTGTACGTAGCCATTGCCAGTGCTGCGATAGCCAGGATGACCTTGTCGCTTGAGTGCCCGCTGGGTGTACTCATCGAGAGTGATCATATAAACCTCGTCACTCGGGGCCTTGAGAGCTACCCCACACCATGCGCATGTCAGTGTTACTTTGTAAAGATCTGCTGCTGATAGCACTGACGGGTGGTCAAAGTCGAAGACTCCCTGGCAGTTGCTGCAATGGATATTCACCATGTGGACCTCCCCGGATTTGAACCGGGCAATATTTCCTAGTACTTTGCATCTGCCGCTTTGGCCCACCCGGGGGCTACTCACTATTACCGGGGCGCTCGAGTGGCACTGCGGCCCTACCCCTGGCGTGCTTTCCTCGGCGCGTGTGCCTTTCTCTCGCCTGAGGCCCATGTTGAGTTGTTGACGGTTCCTCATTGGGTTACATTGGTCACCGACAACCTATTGCTCCCAGTGGTGGGCTCGAACCACCGACCCTCGGATTAACAGTCCGATGCTCTGCCAACTAAGCTAACTGGGAATGGGTTTCTCAGACTCGGATACACCATGGCAAATCCTGGGCTTCCTGTCCTGCAACCCTATTGAGTTGTTAGGGGCTAACCAAACCCTTACCCCGGCCCCGTAATCTTACCCTAAAAGCCGTTTTCCCGGGCGTTTAACTTCCGAGGAGCCTTACAACCTCGCTGGCCTTTGTTTCTGTAAGCAAGCCGTGTACCAGATCACTAGCCGTACCCCATATCAGATTCGAACTGATACTGAGTGGATTTTAAGTCCACTGCCTCTGCCTTTGGGCTAATGGGGTGGGCGGCCCTCGTGTACATTAATGGAATACGAACCGTCGTCCGTAACCGAACCCTTTGTACCAGGACCTCTACCCCGGGTCACTCTTTGGGGCAGTTCGATGTTAAGTTAGATGATATCACCATGGTTAGAGTTAGTCAACCCACCGACCTCAGGGACTCTCCAGGGTATGAGGAGCTGCGATGAGTCTATCACGGTGGCGGGGCGCTTCCAGGCTTTGATCGCTTATCCCCGTTGCCCCCAGCTTAAAGGGACCACCCGCACTAGGCCTAAGATCTGTTTCTGTTCGCCTAGTCGAACCAATGTTAAGTTGTGAGGAGGGGCGCAGCGTCTTAGTTAGCGGTGCTGTCGTTCAGGTATAACCCTATCCCCTAGCGCTGATCCTCGCAAGGGGCCCAGTCCTTCAGTCCTCTTCTTCGAGCTCGAGGTCGGCCTCGTCCAGCTCTTCGAGGTCCTCGAGTTCTTCGATCTCTTCGACTTCCTCGATCTGATCCTCGGGCTTCACCTCGCGGCCCCGAGTGGTGCTGCGGCTCCGGGTGCTGCCACCCTCGCTGGTGCCTCGACCCCGGCCCGGCTTGCCGGCCTTCCAGGTCTCGAACTCCGACTTGATCTTCTCGACGTCGGATTCCTTGAACTCGTAGCGGCCGCCGGCACCCACTGCGGTGAAGCTCGACTTGCCCGAGCGGAAGAACTGACGAAGCGACTTGGCGTCGGTCCCGATGGCCGTTGCGACCTCCTTAGCCCCGAGCAGCTTTTCGCCGTTGTCGGCCTTGCCGCTTTCGGTGTACTTCGTCTGCTTCTTGGCTGCGGCCTTCGACTTGGCGGGGGCGGGCTCGTCGACCTCGTCCTCCTCCTCCTCATCGGGCAGCTCGGGGTCGGCGTCGTCCTCTTCGACCTCTTCCTCGTCGTCCGATTCCTCGACCTCGTCGTCTTCCTCGACTTCTTCGTCGTCCTCGACTTCGACCAGCTTGTCGATGAGCGGCTGCTTCGTCGTGATCTCGTCGAGCTCGTCCTCATCGAAGAGGTCCGATGCCAGCTCCTTCAGATCGGCAACCGACTTCTTCTTGAGGCTTGCCTCAGTGTACTTCAGTCCCATGCTTGTTCTCCTCATTTATTTATCAGGCATCGCGCGGGGCGATATGACTAACTTATCGGGGGGGCATTCTCAAGTCAAGGCGGGGTTTCAACTTATTTCAACTTCTTTTGCCGCGTCCTGACCTTCACACTCAGTCTTGACCGACTCAGTGTTCAAGGGTGTATGGCAGAACCAGCAGCCATGGAGGGCCTCCTCCTTCATCACTTCATCCGCGCCTTCGTCGGCAAGAATGGTGACGTCCCCGGTTGATTCATCTATCTCGACCGAGACGGGCATATAGCTCATCTCGACCCAAAAGTGCTCAGTGGCCATCGCTGATATCTCTCGCATTTCTTATCACTTGGTGTACATCGGTGAGAACTACCCGGTAGGCGCTTGCCCGCTCACCTTCTGAAGAGCGCATAACTTCAAGCACTCTGATCGTCGACTCGAGCTCCTCGATACTCAGGTGTGGGAGATCAGGCACGATACAACCTGGGGCGCTTCACATCCCACTGCTGATTGAGCTCAGGACTACGAATATCCATGATTTCGTCGCTCGAGCCGCATACATTGCAGCGATAAGCAACGCGCGTTGCCGGTAGGGTGAAACCATTCAGCATCCGAGAGGGCATGCCCTTGTTCACGAATACCGTGGGCCGACGGCAGTACCCGCACCAATGATGCCGAGGCATATCAGCCTCAAGGCGGGGGGCCCATACCAGGGTGCGAAGAACGGGCTTCTGAATGCCCTTGACTACTTCGAAGCGACCCTTGAGCTTCACGGTGCGAGTGGGTGGCATAAAATTGAGGCCGGGGCAGTTGATTGCCGCGTCGCTGATGACTGGCAGCATCTTCTTGAACCCGGCGAAAGCCTCCTGGTATGTGCCGAACCGCTTCGATCGCCACTTATGCTCACCCTGCTTCACCACCAAAAGGCGCCAGGGTTCTGCTTCTGGCGTATAATGGTCGGGCAGCTTGGGAACCTTGATGAAGTAGGCCTTGAACTGGGGATCGCGGAGCAACTCCCGAATTGTGATCTGACCTGACTCTACCATTGGCACCTCCTTTAGTTATTGCCCCTCGATTGATGGGCGCATATCGATCATAATGCATGAGAATAAGTGGATCAAACTCCGGTATGCCCTTACCCGAGATTGAGGCATTTGCCTCCCCGAGATTTCGACGATATGATCGTAGGGATGAGCCACCTCAGGGCTCATATACAAAGTACTCACTCACATCACTAGGGACTACCAAATGGGTAAGCAGTTGGACTCACAGCTTCGAGGATATGCGAAAGCTCCGGCCGGGATGAAGAAGGATCCCACCTACCCCATCTTTCAGGCTGGGCTGGTGCAGGGCAAGCTAGGGATGCAGCAGTTCGTGCTCACCCATCTCGAAAAGAAGTACATCGAGGACAACGATCGACCGGAACGCGGTAGCCCCGAAGGCATCGCCCTGCTGAAGCTGGCAAAGGAGCTGGCGGAGACCATGCGTAACTACAAGATCGAGGGTCTTGAGTAAGTATGGTAAGTAAGGCTGAAGCCGAGAAGACTCTTCGAATCATATCTCAGGCATGGGGGAGGCAGAGCGGGTATGCCTTCTTCCCCTACATCGACCGTGAGGTTCAGCGACGTACCGGCGAAAGGCGCAAGGGTTACAGCGACGGTCCCCCATTCCTTTGGCCGAAGGAACGTGAGCAGATCATTGATCACATGCTCGCGCATACCCAGCACGATCTGTACTGGTGTCCCAACCTCTTCGAGTACCCCGTCCGGCAAGAGGGCTTTGCCATGGATGAGTACGCCCTCTGGGCTGACCTCGATGAAGCAGACCCCCACACCATCGATGATTACCCGCCGACGATCGCCTGGGAGTCAAGCCCCGGTCACTATCAGGCACTCTGGCTTGCACAGCGGGGCTCGGGTTCTTTCGGTGGTGCTTCGTGGCCTGGCAATGAGAACCAGCGTCTGACCTATCATGTCAACGCGGATCACTCGGGCTGGGACACGACACAGCTGCTTCGCATACCGGGGTGGGACAATCACAAGCTCGAGTATGAAGACAGGGGCAAGTCACCAAAGGGCAAGATGCTCTGGGTGGATGGACCGCGGTATGAGCTGAACGACTTCGCTGAGCTGCCTGAAGTCAATCACGGTACCACCCAACTGACCGAGGCGCTGGGCACCGAGATCGATGGTGTGGACAGGCTCGCAGTCATCGCTCGAGTTCGACTCAAGTTGAATCACACGGCAAGGGAGTTGCTCAATGCCAAGGAAGCATCTGGGGACAAGTCTGACAAGCTTTGGTATCTCATCCGATGCCTTGCTGATGTCGGATGTAGCGTCTCTGAGATCGTCGCAATCGTACGGGAAACTGTTTGGAATAAGTTCAACACCCGCCATGATGAACTTCGGCGACTCATTGCAGAAGCAAGCAAGGCTATTGCGAAGAGGTCAGACGAGACGATCGAGAAGCTGGAGGGCACGGGCGGTGAAGAAGAACCAGTCGACCGGCCAGCTCCGGAGCGAATGGGCGCCCTACTCCGCAACATTCAGAAGCCTCGGTATCTCGTCCAAGGAATTCTAACGGAGGGTGCTTGTGGTTTCATTGCTGGTGAACCTAAGTCCTACAAGTCTTGGCTCGGTCTCGACCTGGCCTTTTCTGTTGCTACCGGTGCTGATTTCCTCGGTCATTTTCGGGTTGTTGATCCCGGGCCTGTCCTATATATCCAGGAAGAAGATCCGCCGGCAACACTCAAGAACAGGTCGGCAAAGATCTGGGTCAACAAAGCCACCGACAAGTTCGAGCTAGTCAAGGATGAGTCCGGGGCTGGGGTATGGTGGCTGCCGCCAGATCAGGAACAGTCATTCGACCCAGACGTCATGGCCTACATCCAGAAGTCGTTCACGATCAGTGACGAGGCCTGGCAGTTGTGGCTCGACGAAACGCTCTCTGACGGGCTATCAGGTAGACCCTACAAACTGCTGATCATTGACACGCTGATGATGACCGCCGGCGATGTCGAGGAGAACAAGTCTCAGGAGATGACGAACAAGATCTTCAGGCCGCTGAAGGTTCTATCGCGTAAGCATAACTGCGCGGTCATCGTCATCCACCACATGAGCAAGGGTGAGAAGTCACGCCCGGGCCAGCGCATGCTCGGGGCAGTGGCAAACCATGCATGGGCTGAAGATAGCATCTACATCAGTCACACTGGGGGCGAACACCTGAAGCTCGATACAGAGTCGAAGACGATCCCGGGTAATGCCTATCGCATGGAGAACGTGCGTAACCTCGAGTGGTCACCTATGATCAGCCCCTGGTCTGAAGACAAGCCCGAGGAAACTACCAAGGAAACTGGCGGGGGATGGAAGCCTCGTCGCGAGAAGTCAGCCAAGGATAAGCTGCTCGAGATTCTCGAGATGGGACCGATGACTACCCAGGCCATCGCAGAGGCTCGAGGCATCACTCGCTCGGCCGTACACAAGCAGCTTGCCCGTCATCTCGACAATGAGCTCGTGGAACGCGAGCAACTGAGTGACGGTAGCAATAGGTGGTTCTTGGTTGTAGATAAATAAAGAATTGCTAAATGCGAATGCCTTTGATATATTTATATTGAATCAATTCGATAGCGATAATCGAAGAAAGGAGAATCGCTAGTGGCTAAGTACAGTATTGTTCTCGACATCGAAGAGGGCAAGAAGAGCGATGGCACGGACCGTAGCACTGAGCAGATGGTTCGGTACCTTCAGCTCACGATCCAGCAGGCACTCACTCGGTCGGACTCACTCATCAAGAGTGTTACGGTCAAGGAGCACCGAGCAGGAGCGGGTGGCACGAAGTCGACGCCTGGGGGCAACGGCGGGGTGCGCGGTCGTAAGCCGGTGAACCGACCAAAGATCGAGAACTGGATCCGTCAGCATGTCACCGCAGGGCCCTCCACACAGGGCACGACGGGTCTGAATGGGGTGGACCGACAGGGCAAGCCGCTCATCGATTCGCCTAACCGGGTGTATCCCCACCGCCTCGCAGCACCCGAGCCCGATGGTGTGGGACTTTCGCTGCTGGCCATCGACAAGGTGCTCAAGGAGCTCGAGGTCGAGGGATATCTCGAGCGCGGCTTCGCTTCTGGGTCACCGTTCTACGAGCTGCTTCGACCGCTCGAGGACGAGGGCCAGGTAGGCGTACGGGGTCGGCCCATCGAAGAGGAAGTTCCGCCTCGGGCAACGCCTCGGGAACTCAAGCTCAAGAAGCGGAAGGACAGCTAATGGATGACACGTTCACGATCGGCTACATCGATCAGCGGGGTCAGTATGTCTATATCGACAAGCGAGGCATCCAGGATGTCGCTGAGTTCGTGCGCAACAGCGAAGCCTATGGTCGGCGCATTACGAACATCAAGAACAAGACCTGGGAGGCGGAGTGATTCTGGAGTGGTACGAGTGGATGTATACTATGTTCATTCTGATCATGCTCATCATCTCAGGTCTGGGCGGAAGGCGCTAGTTGTTAACCCTCTTCGAACTCATCGACAAGGCAGCTCGAGCCAAGACTCAGGACCCCTCACTTCGGTACGGGCAGGCTCTGATGAATGTGCTCTCTAAGTCAGACAAGGAGATGTATGATGCCATCACTGGAACAGACTTTGACCCGTTCCATTTGGATGCGAGGCTCGGACGATTCTACGTCGCGTTCCTCGAGCTTTCTGCCGCTAGAACGAAAGCAGCTGATAAGCCTACTGACGCGGAGGCCCTTTAAGCGAGGGGCCGGCATGGCTGACCGCATCCTCGAGAGCAAGTGGCTGCGTGAGCACGACGATCGTATCCGCGAAGAAACACTGCAGGACATCGTAGCCGCGGTCTATCGCGGAGAGCTTGACATTCGAGTCACCTAGAAGCTCGCCTAAAAGCCCCTGATATCAGACTGATCAATGACCGGTCGATGATATCAGGGGCGATTAGTGTCTACTCTGAGGGGCTGGGGGATATGCTTTCGATCGTGCGCGATGCGTGATATTGCGACCCCCCAGGGGCAGGGCGACCAAGCATCTTACGCACTGCTCGATACTCACGCATGTACTCGGCGTTAGCGTCGCAGCAAGGGATACACGAGCAACCGGCCACATAGCGGGGGCGAGTACCATGAGGATACTCAGTGCTATATGGCCGGATAGCTCGAGGCATTACAGGTGGTTACCTTCCTCATCGTGAGGGCCGCAGAGGAAGCGACCATCGAAGTGGTAAGGGATTCTGCCATCAGGGCCTCGTTCACCCTCACGCAGGTTCCATATCTCGAGCTTGTGTTCTCCGTTCTCGAGAATCCATCGTGGCTGAGGGGGGAATACCCCGGCCAGTAGATCGAAGGTTTCCTGATCGACTGTCAGTGCGGTAGTCCACTCAGTGGTCTGAGTCAGGGTGCTTAGGTCGACTTGATCGTGGGTGTCTTCCTCCAGCTCGAAGCTGAACTCAGCGGTTGATAGTGGCTGGCTGAGCTCGAGGACTGGGTTACCCTCATCATCCAGGGGCACGAACCTAATGTTCTTCATTGAGGATCCTTGTCAGTGTTTCCACCTCGGACTGCGCACGAGGGACATCGACCTTGTCGGGGTCGCCTGTGAGTGTGAGTCTGAGTGCTCCCAGTGCTTCACGCCAGGGCTCATTGTCATGGTTCTTACCGCATACGAAGCACTTACCCATCAGTGGGCCATGTCTTCCACGTGCTGAGCAGAACGGACGTCCACCTTGCGAGCGACGGTCTTGAGTGCGTTCACATCCATGTGCGGACCATAGATGCGGTAGCCATCGAACTCGAAGGACTCTCGGGCCTCGTGCTCAACGTAGTTCTTGTAGAGGCCGAAGATCGTGCCGACCAGTTCGGAGTCACTGGCCTCCTCAGAGAGATATGCCTTGCCGCCGTAACCCCAGCCCATCTCCTTGGTGATTACATCCTTGCGCCAGCACTTGATCTGGAAGTACCAGCGACCATCGGGAATCTTGAGATCTCTGGCGACCACGATGTCGAAGTTTTCGGCGAGCTTGATCCGAGTAGCGATATCGACGAGTCGGTTCGCAAACGTGTAGTCAGTCATCAGTCGTCCTGGTGGTCGTCGTGGGTGTCGGGCAGTTCGGTGTCGGGTGTGAGCCCCATCTCGGCCATCTGCATCTCGCCTGCTCGCTCGATGGTATCGGCCACGTATTCTGCGGCCAGCAGGTTGAGGGCGATCCACTCGTTGCGGACCTTGTTGATCTCAACCATCTTGGTCTGCATGGCATGGGCGATGGCCAGGTCCTCAGTGGCCTGGTAAGCGGGCGTGTAGCCTACCTCCCAGTGACTCGCCTTGACCTTGGGCTTGTCTCCGTCCCACACCACCGTGAAAGACTTCGGCGGTACGGTCTGGCCGTGTAACTTGTCGGGCATGATTCTCCTTAATTGACGGGGATGAAAATGCTGAAGGTTAAGGCTGAGAGGTAAAGGACTACCACGAAGATGATAGTCGAGTACATCAGGAATTTTGCCATGTTGTAGACATCCTTGTCCGATACTTGTTGTAGCCGATGATCTTGTTGAGTCGGTCGACGTCATCCTGGGTCCAGTCCTGAAAGGACCTGATCCACTCGAGGTCGCCATCGTGCTTACGGTACTCGACGATCAGCTTACTCGGCAACTGTTTCACCAGCCTTCAGTTCCCGCTCGGCCTCGAGTGCATCGATGGCTGCCGCGATCAGGGCCCCGGCCTTCTCCAGCGTGCGTACTGGATCTTCAGGCTTGAAACTCTCAGGAGGCCAGGGCCAGGCAGTACCCATTTCCTCCACGGTGAGAATGACTCCGAATTCCTCCTGTGCCCCAGCATGACCGATATAGCCGATGGCTGCTCTCATGAGCTCCTGGGATCGGCCAACATCACCCCCGGGCAGGTAGCCCTCCTCGACAGACTGCCGTGCTCGCTCGTTGTAAATGCGACTTGCTCCGCTGTTCTGGTTAGGCATTTTTCTTCCCTCGTTTGGTGGTGGGCGTGTAATCGATCCATGGCATTTCTGCCCGCTGACGTTGCTCTTCAAGCTGGCGCCTGACCTTAGCGAGTTCGACCTCTGCCTCAGTCGGCTCAAGCTCATCCTCGATGACCTCGACTGCAGGGTCTTGGTTGTGATACGAGGCTTCTGCTCGAGCCCGGCGTTCCTCATCGCTTGGTGTGGAGCGACCCTCCCAGAACTTCTGGTCGAGTTGCTTCTGCTTCTTGTCGGCCGCGTAAGCATTCATCTGCTGCTGCTGGATGGCTACTAGGCCATTGTACTCAGCCTTGCGAGCCTCTGAGAGGTACGGCCAGACCCTGTCGAGGGCTTTGTCCAACTGTTCACCCGAGAGGCGCAGTGTGAGTCGACCTGACATCAGCACCAGAGGCGTCTTGAAGTAGGCGGCCACCATCTCGATGGGCTCAGGGTGCTTCGTGCTACCGAGCAGCAGTTGAACGCGGGGCTTACCTCGGTGAGGAATCTTGAACTCACCCATGACCGACATGATGCCCGCGACCCAGGCTGCGTCAGTCTCTCGCTTGAAGTTAGTCGAGGTCGAAGAGGTCATCATCCCCAACATCCTCCGGGTGCTTGTCGAAGTGCTTCTTGAGCAGTGCCTGGATGCGACTCAAGCGACCCTCACTGGTGTAAGTAGTGCTGAGTCGGTCATCGAACTGAGCACGAGGCTTGGCCGTGCGGTCCCTGTCCCACTGCATGACCTCGTCATCGATCTTGTTCAGCAGTTCGAGCAGGCGATCCTCCCTAGCGGTAGGGCGAGGCGGGCTGTTGATCGACCTCATCTCGATGGTATAAGCATCACCGTTCTCCGCCGGCTCGATGTGCCCGCCTAGTATCAGGCTGTACGTGGGCGTCTGCTCGATCAGCTCGAAGGCACTCAGCCGCTTGACCGGCTTGTTGTTCACGACCACGATACCGGCCTGCAGCAAGTTGTTCTGCTTCAGCCGCGGAACTCTCACCGTGCCGATCTTGTTGCCCTCGACTACCTCGAAGACTATGTTCTGTATCTCAATCTGAGGGTTTGGCATAGGTATATGCTATCAGACCTGCAATATCGGGGCAATAGCCCGAGAGTATGGTTATTGCTTCCACCTTCCTCCCATGATATAGTAGTAACTATGACACCAATCGAGTCAGGACTGGCTATTGACGTCAGTACCATCTCGCGCGCGCATCACGCGGACGCGTCATTCACCAAGATGATAGTGTCACCTTTAGGTGATCACAATAATACTTGTTCTCACTCACAGACTCACTAACCCCCGTGAAGAAGGCACCATGACTCTCCGCTTCAAAGTCCTCGGCTACACCCCGCACAACCCCCAAACCTTCGAGCAAGACCTAGAAGCCTGGCTCCGAGATCATGGCACCATGAGCCAGGCTCCAGACAAGGGCCTTACGTTCTCAAGAGTGGTGCATACAGCAATCCCGGGCTCGAATGTACAGAAGGTATTGGACGCCATCATCAAAAAGCCGGGGATATCTAAGGCCAAGCTGGGTAGACGACTCGTAGATTTGACTCAGGCCCAGATTGAGACTGCCCTGAGGCGATTGGTTAGGGATAAGGAAGTCGCTGCCGAACCCAGAATCTTGAACCGGTATAAGTATTTCCTGTACACGGCCACTGAGAAAGGCATTGAGCAGTTCAAGTTGAGGGATGAGGCCCGAGAGAATGCTAAGCCGGCCGCCCTGCTGGTGTGGGCTGGGATCAAGGCTGCGGGCTATCGCCGGGGAGAGCAAATTGACACTGACCTAGTTCAAGTCGAGCTGGATGGAGAGCTCGAGGGAGCACAATTCTGGGCAGGGCTTAGGGTATTACAGCAGGCGGGGAAGCTTGACATTGCCTACAATGCTGGAGGGGCTGGTCACCATGAGTATTATGTGCACTAATGGGGAAGGTGCTGGACGGAGCAAGGGTAACACGTTCTCTTCGCCTTCGTGCTTCAGTGTGTGAGTGCTAGCGGGGGGCTCCGCCCCTCCGCACGTCCCACCCGAACACAAAAGCTTGAGAGCGCTGCGTATATGAGGTGACGCGTAGGGTTCCTGAGCTTGGGGAAGTGGGCAAATTATTGGAGCGGAATCAACGGGAACGCTGGGGGGAGTAGAGGGGATCGATGAGATGAGGGTGATGAGGAAGCCTGAGTGATGGGGTGCTGAGGAAGTGAATGAGGACGATGAAGAGGGGAGGGTGAGTTCCAGGAATCGAAAGAAGAGAGGAGGCGAAAGGAATGTACGTCAGCGATGAACACTTTTTGAGGAGACATCCCATGTTGGGAGCGAATTGCGGCAAAGAAACACCCGGACGCTGGCGGTTCCAACGGAGTTTGCTCTCTCCAAATTATTCTAGAACCATGTATACTCCAAAATTTTCCTCTCTGAGAGCTCTAGGTGCCTCTGGATTCATATAGAGAGAAGGAGATGGACGGGACGGCTCTCTCTCTAGACCAAGTCATGTCCACATGACAACACACCAGTAGAGCCCCAAGCTCCCGGACTGTGTCTCAGGTTTACCTGGGGCTCGTACTAGCCAAGATCACTCCTCTTCGGAGACGTCGTCCACCTCGACCTGACGGGTGTGCTCCGACTGGAAGGCCTCGAACTTCTTCTTGAGGCCTCGGACCTGCGCCTTCTGGATCTCCCAGCGCCCGCCCTTGCCCGGCTGCTCCTCCAGCGGGGTGACCGACCGCAGGAACTTCCGCGCCATCCGCGGCGTGGTGTCCAGCTCCTCGGACAGTTCCTTCACGTTGATCTTTGCCATTTTTCCTATCCCTCCTAGGTTGCCCTAGATCCTTGTTCCTCGATCGGGGTTGATCGATATAAACACTATATATCTCCAAGGGAAACCATGTCAACGCTTGTCGGGACCTTTGTTGACCCCTACAACCCCGTTGTACGATGTCACAAGGGGAATGGCCTAGGTTTCTGGGAGTATACATGGGTATGGGGGAATGATATGATATTCCCATCGCGCATGAAAAATATGATGCGAGGATCAAACATGGAGGGGACAGGGTAATGACGAAGATCGAAGGAATCACAGTCGACGAGGTCAATGAGTTGACCGAGAAGGTCATCAAGGCATGGAAGGAGACGGGGGCACATGAAGCACATGAGGATTTCTCAGACGCTTTCTCTTACATCGGAGAGATTTGGAACTACATCGGGGCGCGGATGCTCTACATGGTTTACAAGAATGACCCGGAGGGGATCACGAAGGAGCACATGGAGGGCATGCTCAGTATCGCCAGCACGGCCGGAGAAGAGGCGCTCGAAGGTCTGGGTGCATTTGGTATCCGCCGTACGAGCATCGACGACATCTAAGAGAAGGAGCTGAGAATAATGACTGAGAACAAGTACCGAGTACAAGACGAAAACGGCATCGTCCAAGTTGAGACGCTTCGGCAGGGTCTGGAGCTGATCCAGATGGACCCGGACAAGCTGGCATTCATCACCGAGAACAGCACCGGCAAGGTGGTGACGGTATGGATGCGCGACACGGTCGGAATCGGCGACGTCTGGATCTGGAACACCTCACCGGAGTTCAAGCACGAGGTCAACTTCTACCTGGATGAGATCGAGCGAGACGAGCTCGACCAGACGGGGGTGCCGAAGAAGTACCGGGAAGAGATCGAGAAGATGCTCACCGGACGAGGGGCCGAGAAGATCTACCTGGAAATGGTAGAGAAGGTCGACGACTACGCTCGAGACAACGTCTCGTATCCGTTCGATCAGGCAGACGAGGATGAGGTCGCTCAGAACATGCTGGACTACGCCTGGACGGTATTCAAGCTCGAGTTCCTTTCGGATCGTCACACGACGAAGGAGAGCTGATGACTCGGCTAGACATCAAGAGACTGTTCAAGAAGCGGGCTTTCAAGGGTGAGGAGGTCATTCACTGGCAGCTGTCAGGAGTCGCAGGGACGGCCACGAAAGCCCAGTACGACTTGCACGGGTCACCGATGCCGGTCATCGTTATGGCATTTAAGGTGCCACACACGACTGATAGAGGGACAGGGACAGGATTCGACGCGGTAGAGATTGAGATGGATCTCTACGCTGCCAATGACTTCCTGCAGCAACTGATCCACTCAGTCGACGCCGCCATGCCCAAGCGTTCTCGAGGCGCAGGATCGTACCAGTACGGAGAATGAGAGGGGGTTTGACATAGGTTCACGGGATTGATATGAT